GTACCGGCTCAATCAGAGCAACAGTCATTCTTCTTCCTCCGTAACGGGGTCCTCGATGATGGGCTGACTACCTTCTTCACAGCGTTCATAGCCACCGCAGTCCTCGGCCTCGTACGCCTCCGAGTCGATGGTCTGCTCGAACATGTCGCACCAGGACACCGCTCCGTTCTCGGTGCCCCGCCAGTGCTCGCAGTTGAAGCACGAGATGTCCCGGACGGGGAACTGGATGACGACAGCGAGCGTTGGCTTCCGCTCCAGGAGCGGGGATGTCATGGCTTCTCGCCCAATGAGCCAAGGACCTTGTCCACAAGATCGGTGGCGTAGTGACCGCGCCAGTCCTGCCCGACAAGGAGCATGACCCGACCGATCTGTTCCTCCAGTTCGGAGATCCTCAGACCGCGCTTGCGAATCTCATCCTCCAGCCTCGCCTTGTCCACGATCACCGCCTTGTTGCCCCAGCCCGCACTCATGGCTTCCTCGCCGCGTCCCACTCCCGCAGGGCTTCCTCACGGTAGTGACCACGCGCTCGGGTCAACTTGCCGATCCACTCCTCGGTCTGGTCGTCGTTGATGGTGCGCTCATAGGCCAGGGCCTGCTCGACACTTCTACCCAGCTCCGTCTCGGCGTGCTGGGACTTCAGGACCTTCTGCTCACCCTTGGCCTCACCGATGAACTTGAACACCCAGATGGCGTTCTCGATGCGCTTGTGGTGCCGCTGGCAGTAGTCCACGCACAGCAGGAACTCCGAGTTGGTGATCTTGCGCTTGCGCATGACGAGGAAGAGCTTGTGCGACTCCAGTCCCGACCACTTCCGGTAGGGCACCGGGTTCTCGGGATCCCAGTCTCCGTAGCCCAGCTTGCGACGGCCGAGTTCCCAGAGTTCGAGCTTGCCGAGCTCGTCGGGCAACTTGCCGACAACGGACGTTGGCAGGGTCATCTCGACCCCTCCGGCAGCAACGTGGACCTGACCTTGGCCATGACATCGTCCACCGACGCGCAGACCACGACCGTCCGGCCGCCCCGGAGATGGACCCGGGCCCGGGAGTCCGAACTGGCCCGCTCGACAGCGTCGATGGCGCTGACCCGCAGCCACGCCCCACCGACCTGGACGAGGGCGTCCACGACAGTCTCCGTGCTGCTCCAGGTCATGCCAGCCTCAGCGCGGTCTGGGCGCCCTTGTAGGCAAGCTCCTGGCGGTACCGTCTGACAGCCTCGTAGTCGTCGCCACGCCAGATGAGACGGTTCTCGTCCTGGACCACCTTGGCCGCAGGAGTACCGGCATCCACCATGACCAGGCTGGCCGCGCTGAACATGAGGTTGGTGGCCATCCCCTTGCCGCCCTTGCGGTTCTTCAAGACCTGGCAGCGCACGAGCCCCGAAGGTGCCTGCTCGTTGCCAACGATGGCTTCGTCCGGTCGGAACAGACTGATCAGCAGATCGGCCGTCTCCTCGACGGCACCCGAGTCCCGAGCAGCATCAGCCTCAATGGGCTTGCCGTCCTGAGCCATCCGGTTCACCTGGTGCGGGGCGATCAGGGCGACTTCACCATCCTTGGCCTCCGCCTTCAGGGCCATCACCGCGTTGGTGGTCTTCTCGTAGGCACCCGAGCCCTTGCAGCCCTTGGCGTAGTACCCGAGGTAGTCCACCATCGCCAACTGCGGACGGAACCCCATCTCGTCCTCGTACTCGTCGCACAGAGTGGCAACGGCACCTTCGTGGAGGCGATTCTCGTCCACGATACGAAGCTTCGAGTACGCCTGGTCCACCTCGTGGTCCTCTGCCAACGGGTGTTGGAACCGGTACATCCGAGCGAGCCGCTCGTAGACCTGACCCGTGGTCATCTCCAAGGACACCATGAGAGTGGGCACCGTCGTGGTGTTGGCCGCGATGTTGAGCAGGAAGTTCGTCTTCCCAACCGAGGTTTTGGCCAGCGGAATCATGAGATCTCCCGGCTCCAATCCCGGTCGGAACCAGGAGTCCAGCTCCGCGAACCCCGTCTTGATCCCGGTGGACTCGGTCCTGCGCTTACGGAACTTGGCGCCCGCCTCGTCCATCGACCACAGCCGCTTGCCGGATGCAGTACCCAGCAACTCCATGACGTCGGACAGGACCTTGCCCCTGGTCGTCAGGTACTCGGTCCAGTCGCACTTGGGCAGGTCTGCTGGCAGCTCCACGATGCGGGCCTTGCTGCCCAGCAGTCCCTTGATCTTGATCGCGGCCTTCTTGCCGACGTCGTCTGGGTCCAGCCCGATGTAGACGCGCTTGGCCTCGGTGAACATGTTCTCGAACCCGGACGGGAGACCGTTGGCGCCAGGGATGCCAACGACCGCTGTCGCCCGCACGCGCGGGTCCTTGCTGAGACTCAGGACCTGTTGCAGCACCAGGCAGTCCAGTTCTCCTTCGGTGATGATGACGTCGCTGGCACCGGCCATGGTGTCGGCGTTGAACAGCCGCACGCAGTCGCCGGACGGGGTGAAGTACTTCCCCTCAGGGTCCTTGCCGCGAAGCTGGATCACCGAGCCTCGCTGGAGGTACGGGATCGTGATCTTGTCGTGGAAGAAATCCCGTCCTGCCTCGGTGCGAACGCCCGCTGCGATCTGGTCGGCCACCGCGAGCTCACCCAGTGAGCTGCACAGACTCCAGTTCTTCGGGACGTAGCCGAGCTTGTAGTCCAGGATCGTCTGGAGGGTCAGCCCGCGTCCGACGAGGTAGTCCAGGATGCGCTGGTTGTTGAGGAGCATGTCGGCCGCCGTCTCGGTGGCCAGCTCCAGTACCCGGCGCCGCACGGTGGGGTCCTGCCCCGGCAGGTAGGCCGGGGAGTCGTCCTCGTCACCGAAGTGCCTGAGCAGTGTCCTGCGGTTACCAGAGGTGCCGCATTTCTTGCAGTCCCAGAGCCAGGACTCGGTGTTCAGGTAAAGCTTCCCTTTCCCTTTGGAGTCATCGGAGCACCCCACGAAGCAGTGGGCAGTGACCTCAGCACCATTGGCCCGGAAGACCGCCACACCCTTGCTGGTGAGGTAGGCGGATGCGTCTGTTTCCATGTCGCTCCCTAGCTGCTAATGAGTGTTGGCAAATGGATCAGCCGGGCCCCGGCTTCCCCTTCACGGGGCCCGGCTGATCGGCTAAAACGGAACAGCCTCCGCGCGGGCCGACGACGGGAAGACATCGTCAACGGGGCAGCCGTAGTAGAAGCCGCCGTCCTTCTTCTGGCGTGGCTCCTCGTGGGTCACCGTGAACTTGCACGGCAGACCCAGCACCTGATCGGTGTCGAAGTCCTCACCGATCTCGATGGTGCGGCCCAGCAGCGTCTCGGCCCACGGACGGACGAGCGCGGCCCGCCCCTTGGGCTCCTCCAGGTTGTTGAGCTCCCCCTCGGTCTCACCCCAGGCCTTCATGCCCGCGTGCTCGCCCTCGGTGATGGAGAACTCCCAGACCCACAGGTCGAACGAGTAGGGGCGATCCGGCTTGCCGGGCTTCTTGCTGATGCCCTCAATGGTTCGCACGGTGACCGCGTCGAGCTTGCCGACGAACAGCTCGTCCTCGGGGAGCGGGTAGGGCGTCTCTTCTTTCATGGTTGCGCGGGGCATATCAAGCACCTTTCTTATTGGCTGCCCGATAGGCAGCCCAGCAGGAACTACAGAGGGACGTGCGGGTCTTGAGCTGGGCGATCTCCACATGCATCTTGATCTCGTCACCACCCTGCTCGGTGGTCACGATTTCTTTGCCACAACCTGTGGCTAGTGGCTCGGCACCCTCGAACCCGGTGCCGCAGTAGACGACACCATCCGGGATACCGTCCACGCCCGCCTCCGCTGCCTGCTCCACGGGCCCTGGAGCACCCATAGCCGGGTCATCGGCAGCAGGGGGGTCGGGTATCACCTCGCCACCGAGGGCGGCAGCGACCGCCTCCGGAGCCATCGGGGCCTCCGCAGGTAGATCGACAGGCTCAGGGACAGCCGCCCCAGGATCCGGGGCAGGGATCGTCGGCCTGGTAGCAGCCGGGACGTCGGTCCGGACGGGCTGAACAGCGGCCGCCGGAGCAGCCGGGCTCTGCGAGATGTCGTTGCTAACGGGCGTTGGCGTCTGGGAACTGGCGTCCAGCACCGACTCAGTGATCCGCGCCGAGTTGGCAGGCTCAGCCACGGGCGGCACAGCAGCCGCCTCGGGAGCCTTGGCTGCCTTCCTGGGCGCCGGGGCGGGCTGAACCACAGGTCCGCCCGCTCGTGGCGCCTGCGGGGGCGCAGCAGCCAGCACGGGGTCCGTCTCGTGCGTCTCCAGCACCTCGCTGGACGACATGCTGTCCAGGTGGCTGGTGAGAGTCAGGAACAAGTTGTCGAAGTCGTCAGTGGAGAAGGTGACCGGCGTCCACTTGTCGAGCTGACCCGAGCGATCCTTCAGGATCGGCTTGAGCGGGCTGGTCTCCCACTCGATAGCCCGCTTGAGGGTACGCACACCGTCCACAGCCTCGTAGTAGGTGCCCATGTACCCAACCAGGTCGAACTCGGCTGCGATCTGGTCCTTGAAATCACCCTTGAGCTTCACCCCGACCGTGGTGACCTTGTTGTCGTCGTCACCAGTCGTGATCTCCTTGGTGTGGACGTTGACCACGATGTTCATGGGCAACGCGTGAAGCTTCGAGACGAACTGCGTCATCTTCGCGTCCAGGTAGCCCCAGTCTGCCCAGCCCGAGAAGGACTCCTTCCTCTCAGAGTCCAGCCGCTCCTGGATGACAAGACGCTGGTAAGCGTCCAGGGTGTCCACCACGAAGGTCTGGTACCTGCGCTCCAGGATCGGCTTCTTGCACTCCAGTGCCAGGATCTCCAGCAGTTTGTCCATGTCCTTGGTGGACATGATCTCGCCGTAGGGCACCCCTCTGTCCGCAATGGACATCCGACCCTTCTCGCAGTCCGCGAAGATGGGCTTTGGCCAGTAAGAGGCTGAGCGTGTCTTTCCGGCACTCGGCTGACCGAGAATCAACGCCTTGACGTAAGCCTCCCCTCCGGCTAGGTAGTCCTCTATTCCGGTAGTCCGAACCACAAGCATTACTGCACCTCTCTATCGGGTAGTTCCATGGCTGCTCTCTCCTTCTCTAGCTGGTCCTGGACCCGCCGGGTGCAGGCACGCTCCACAGTCAGGGCTCGCTGGAGCGAGCTGACCTGCTGCTCCAGGTCGCAACGGGCGTTGGCGACGATGTGCGCCCGCTCGCTAGCCAGCCTCACCTTGAGCTTCTCTGCCACGGCCTTGTTGACGACCGCCCTGGTGGCACTCGTCGTGACATGACTCAGTAGGTGCTTGGTGGCGAGGTCCGACAACGGAACCAGCGCATCCTCCACCTCGGGATCCTTGCGGCTCAGGCTGATGCTCATGCTCACGTCGGAGCCGTACTCGTTGACCCCAACCACTACCTCGCAGGTCACCTGAGTCCCGCTCGCGCGGAGATTCTTGATGGTCATGGCCGTCCTGACTCCTCATCGGGGACCGGTACACCACCGCAGGTGTTGCGGTACTGGCACCAGGTACATGTCTCGCCAGTCAGGGTGAGTGGATAGATGTCAGCCTCGACGGCACGCACGTACTCCCGCAGAGCCACATGGAGCCGGTCGTAGTCCTGCTGCGAACGCCAGCCAGCATCCACGACCTTGTTCAAGCGGAGGTCGATCCACCTACCCCTGCGAGCCCAGTCCTTGGTGCGCTGGTACCACTCGTCAGCCTCGTCACCCCAAGGGGTCCAGAACTCCGGCTGCAACGAGGCATAGGAGTAGACGGTCCACTGGGCGGCATACCTCAGGTAGGGCGGCTGCTTGCCCGTCTTAAAGTCCGACAGCGACAGGTACGGCTTCAGCTTGTACTTGCGGATCTCCAGCCGGTCAATGGTGCCGGTGAGGGTGTGCTGGCCCTGCTCACCGAGGTCGATGGGCACGTGGAACTGGAGCTCCAGTGCCAGCAGCTTGCCGTCGTCGGTGGACAGCAGGGCGAAGTAGTCATCCAGTGCTTGCAAGCCCTTGGAGCGCATCCCGCCGTAAGTATCCCGAGGCAGCCATTCGTCTATCCCGTAGGCCAACTCAGGGTGATGCGCCGCCATCTCTGGCATGTTGTCGGGGTTCCAGTAGTACGCGAAGGTGCTCTTGGCGATAGCCAGTGCCTGCGGGTTCCCGGCGTGGTGCTCGGTCTCCATGACCTGCACTGCGTGGTGCATTATCGTGCCAAAAACAGTCCGCGACAGATTGGACGGTCGAGGTCCAATCCCCTGCTTCGACAGGTCTTTCAAGTGTTTCTCCTGGGCGCAGCGCCCATAGGACGACAGGTCCGACTGTCTGATGAGCATCAGTCGCGCCGGTCGCGCTCAAGGTCATACCGGGCCTTGAAAGCCTTGGTGATGCAGGAGTCCTTGCAGATCCAGAAGTCACCACCGTCACCACCGGCGTTGATCGTGACCCAGTTGACGGTAGTGCCCGTCGCAGGGTCGTCAGTCGCTACTAGCTGATAGGACCCGCACCCGTCGCAGATGTACTCACGGGCTTTGACTTCCTGACTTCCCACGACCGCGCCCCTCTACCAAGGCGACGACCAACACGGAGCATCAGGCTCCTGTTGATCGCCGCCTTGCCCAGGGTGTCCCTGGGGCGGGCACGAGGTGGTTGCACCACTCCGCGTTGGTCGTCACCGACCAGTTCCGTTTGTCGCTCGCTGTTTCATGAGACCAACAACCCACAGTCCGTACCGAGATCTCCCCGGTCACCATGGCGAGCGACGAAGATGAACCTAACGCGGGGGTCCGACAAAACAAGACCCTGGAGGAACATTCCGCTGACAACGCGCGTCCGCACCCTAAACGTGCAGGTCAGAGCGGCAATGAAAGTTGCTGGGCGCCACCGGCCCACTTGACGACCGGGTGCTCCCCGACGCGCCTCGGAAGCTGCACGATAAGAGTGCCCCCGATCCCGGGGACCTCGCTGGCCCGCAGTGCTGAGTCGAGGTGGTACCGACTCTCGTCCGACAGGTGGGAGAGCACTTCAGCCAACCGCAGCGCCATCGCAGCCACGTCGGGCTGGAGCGTCAACTCGGACAACACACTCCCTTAGACGGCGGCGAGCCCTCCCAGGGGCGCAACGGAAAGGACCATATGCCCCAAGTGCTCGCCGCTCAAGAGAGACACGCCGCAAGATCGCTTATCCACAAGCAGATTGCCCGATCCACGCGAAGGACCGGGCAACCTGTGGAGAACCTGTGGAGAACCTACGGAGCGGCATCGCCTTCGGGGGTCGTGACCGTGACGTTCCCGGTCGTGCCGTCCGGAAGCGTCGGCAAGGCGAGCTGCTCGGGGACGATGGTCACGCCCGGTGCCGAGTCGGCAGCCTGCGCCGTGAGTGCCGGGACGACCTGGCGGTAGGCCACCTCAGCGAACGGCGCGATGAAGGCCAGTAGGGTGCGCCAGTCGAACTTTCCACCGACCACCAGACTGAACACCGAGGGGACCGCCGACAACGCCGTGAGACGCACGAAGCGCCACACCTGCGCGCTCAGGTGCTCGGCGCTGGTGCGCCAGGTCTTGGTCAGCGCACCGACAAGGTTGGGCTTGCTTCCGGTCATGCCGCTCTCCCGCTTCAGTGGGTCACGGAGCGCAGGGCCCCGATGGTCTGAGGACCCACGATGCCGTCCACCGTGAGCTTGTGGTAGTGCTGGAACTGCTCGACGGCGTACTTGGTGACTGGCCCGAACTGGCCATCCACGGGCACGCCGACAGCCCACTGGACGAACCGGACCTGGTTGCCGACCGCGCCCTGCTTGCAGTACGCGGCGTACTGGGCGTACGGGTTGGCCTTGACCGGGTTGCGAGGAGCTGTACCGGTGCTGGCAACGTGCGCTAGCAGCTTGGAGTAGTCCAGGATGCCCAGCACGGTGCCGTTGATGTTGCGGGTGCGCTGGTAGACGCCGCCGCCGTTCCGCTGACTGTCCGCGCTACCTGGCTGCTCTGAGGTGTTGCCCTCGATGGTCGAGTAGAACCCCGACCCCTTGGAGACGATCATGCCGATGTGGTCGGCCACGCCGTTCTCGTTCCACTGGAACAAGATCAAGTCGCCAGGGGAACCTAGCGACTTGTCGAGCCAGAGCCCGTGCTGCCTGGCGTAGGTGGTGATGGTCGGGCAGTAGTACGGGTTGGAGACCGGAAGGTCCGGCCCACCGGAGTGGATCTCCACCCAGCGCTGGAAGGCGGCACACCAGGGCTGGCCCTGAAGACTCGGGGCCAGCTCCGTCCAGTACTTCGTGATATTGCCGCTGTGCCCGTCCGAGCCGCCGCCCTCGACGTAGCCAAGCTGAGAGTGTGCAGTGTTGAGCCGCGTCTGAAGTGTTGCTGTCATGCCAGTCCCTCCGGTTCCGGTTCCCGTGACTGAAGGATCGACCTGGCCGTCAGCCAATCCGAACTACGACCCTGCTAACGGGCGTTGGCAGGGTCGCGTCGTCCTTGCTCTTGAGCGCTCGGTCCAGTGCCTTCTTGGGCACGATCCCAATCTCGAACATCAGCAGGACCAGGAAGACCCCGACCAACCCGGTGGACAGGATCGGCCCCAACAGACTCGTCAGGTCGGTGCCACCACCCGAAGCCAGGATCATGCCGGTCATAGCAGTCATGTCGGCTTCCAGCCCCCAAGTTCCAAGCGGACGGCAACGAGCGTTGGCCTCCGAGAAGCTACTTGAACCGCACCCGCACGGGGCCAGGTGTCACCGCAGGAGCCAGCGCCGTCCCCGTCACCATGAGGTCGCCCGCGCACCAGGTCTGACCGTTGCCTGCGGTGACGTGCATGATCAAGACCCACGGCGCGAGCTGGTCGGGGATGCCTCCGTGGTTGACGCCACGGTTGCCGGTGGACCGCACGCCCAGATTCACCCCAGCGGCATAGAGGTCGAACATGTAGTTGTTCTCGTCGTAGGTCACCACGATCCCGGTTCCCGGACCGACGAGTCGTCGCATCGTGAACTCGGTCGCCGTCCCGGTGATGGTGTCCACCGGAGCAGACGTGCCAGCAACGCTCGACGCGCCATCGGTGAACGGGACGCCATAGCCAGTCACCCCAGGCGTGGCGATCACCGCCTTCCCTGTCAGCCATGCAGAGTCGTCAAAGGTGGGGCTGATCCACGCCGGGTCCCACGCACCCACGTGGTACTTCCAGCCGTCCGACCCGAAGGGGATGTTGATCGGCAGGAACCGCGACGGCAGGGACGGCCGCACTGGTACTGGAGGAGCCACGGCCACCGCCGCGCCAGCGGGCGCTGTCGTCGTGGTGTGAGCTGCCGGGCCGAACAGGATGCCGTCCGAGATGATCGACCCGGGCAGCGCTGTCGGCGTGATGGTGGACGCCGGACCGAGGACGTTGTTGGCGACCCCAGCAGTCCCCACGGGTGCCGTGACGGTGATGGTGGCCAGAACACCGGGCACCGTGACCGTGACACTGCCAGGAGGTGCCGTGATGGTGATCGCACCAGTGGGGCCAACGATGGTGTCGACACCGGTGGGCGTCCCCAACGGTGCAGCCAGTGTGATGCTGGCGAGAACGCCCGCTACCGTCGCGTCAGTACCCCCAGCCGACGGCGGCGACCCGCCGACCAGATCGCCGCCGACGAACTCACCGCCGACCAGGTCAACCATTAGGTCACCCGGAACCAGTCGAAGTACGACTCCTGTCCGCCACCGGAGTTCTCCTCGTTACACGCCAGACCCATCACGCCCGGCGTGAAGCCAGGGTTGAACGCAGTCTCGATGGGCAGCCAGGCCCATCCATCGACACTGGCGAAGGTGTCCACCGACGTTGACGAGTTCACGACGACCTTCAGGTAAGTCGGCCCCCAGTGGTTCGGAAGAAGCGCCGAGGTCTGCGATCCGAACGTGCCGCCAAACTGCGCAACGATCCGCTGAACGCCGATGCTTGCATTGAAGGCCGCTCCGCAGTAGAGCAGGTTGGATGACCCCGTCGGGCTGGCCGGACCAAGGATGATCCCGCCGCCTCGGTGGTAGTTCGCTCTTGCGGTGAAGCCCTTGAGGACAGCGGTGATGGTGAATGGAGTGCTACCGGGGACAGCCTGCACCTTGCCCACGTATGCAGCACCAGACCCAGACGCCTTCAGGTACAAGTGCCCGGGGCGCGTCGTGTTGATGTTCGAGGCATTGGCTGCCGTCGGCGTAGCCGACCACGTCACCGTCGAGGAACCGTCGAACTCGTCGTCATGACTGTTGGCCGTGACGGGGTGTGCGTCGGCGTTGCCGTTCAGAAACGGGATGGCCGCGATGGACCCCGACGCAAGACTGTGCTTGACGATGTCGCCGCTGCTGTGACTCGCCGCAGTCGACCCATCTGCCGCCCGCACCACCGTGAGGTTGCCCGCTCCAGACGTAGCGGACTTCGCCGTCACCTGGACGATCTCGAATCCACCCACCGCGTAGCTGGACTCCACCGTCATGTAGAAGGTGTCTGCGCCGAGCTGCGTGTTGCTCGGCAGCCGTCCGCACTCGTCCACCGGGAAGGTGGTGACCGAGGTGTTGACCGACGAGGTCAGGGCGCAGTAGGCGAAGTTCTTGAACAGCATGTCATCACCCGTCAGGTGCCATTGAGGACGGCGACGACCGTGCCGACGTAGTTGGTCGGGGACGCCGTGCCTGCTGGAAGGGTGAGCGTCCGGGCGTTCGACGTGAAAGCACCGGCCGTCGATCCTCGTAGCGTCGTCATTTGATCACCGCAATCATGGCAACACGACCGATCCGACGGTCTTGGCGCGCCAGTGGTCGCTGAAGCGCACCCGACCGGGACCGGGCGTGACCACCGGGGCCGGGTCACCAGCCCAGTGCACCGCCACCCGCTCAGGACTCAGGGCGTAGTTGTAGAAGGACAGCTCGTCCACCTTGCCCATGATGTCGTTGCCGTCGTTGTTACCGAAGAAGGGGTTGTTGCCACTCCCACTGAGCAGCGGCTGCGACGAGGGGAAGGGCTCGGGAGCTCCACCGATCGAGCCGTTCGAGAACAAGAAGTACCCGTAGTCCAGGCCGCAGTTGTAGTAGCGGTAGGTCGAGCCGTCGAAGGTGACCGTGAGCATCGACGGATACCCGTGCTCGTCGGGGAAGTCATCCCCAGTGAAGGGCGTGGTCTTGATCCAGCTCGAGGTGGCATGGCTCCAGTGGTAGATCCGAAGCTGCCCACCAGCGATGATGACCCGAATCCGACCAGCGTGCTGGAAGAAGCACCGCGTGCCTGAGCCGCGAACATCTCCCATCCACCACTCCATGCTCCACTTCGGAGAGCCGAAGGCACCGTCGGAGTTGTTGAGGTAGTAGCCCTGCGGGTTGGACCCGGATACCCCGAAGTAGGTACTCGGGTCGTTGGCGCTCAGGACATCGACGGGCGGGTTCACCGTGCCGAAGGAGCGGTGCGCTGTCCGCAGCACCGATGGCTGGAGACGCACAGGCGAGCCGACGTGCGACACCGCGTCGTGGCCTCGCCCGGTGGCGTCGAGCAGCGTTCCCACCGCGCTGTCGTTCATCTTGTAGTAGGCGAACGGGTTGTCCTCACGGACGACCCGCTCGTACCGACTCATGGTGACAGTGGGCGTTGTCACGTCGTCTCCATGAGGTACTCGGGCAGGTCCTTGATGGCGATCCCCGCGAAGGTGAAGTAGTGCTCGAGGTCGTAGCTCGGGTCGCCGGTGATGACGAAGAAGACGTACGCCCCCACGTAGAAGCCCCGACTGTCGATCTGCCACTTCCACACCGCACCACTGGAGGTCGGGAAGTAGCCGTCGATCAGCGTGTCCCCGTCCAGGCTGAAGCAGTAGGCCACGGAGGGCTTCTCCACGAAGGTGCAGTCGAAGGTCACCACCGTGGTGTGCTGGACCTCCCCGACGCCATGCGAGGTGATGGTGGCGAACGACTCGGCCTGCCGGGCGGTGTTCTCCCGGGTCTGCTCCAGCCGACCACGGTGCGCCTCAGCAGCCTGCACCAGCGGGTTCACGGAGAAGGTGCTCATGTCAATGTCCCAACGCTGCGAGGTACGCCTGCGTCTCGGACGCCAGCCCGCTGGTGGCGAAGGCCCACTCGCCGTTGGGGTCGGTGCCCAGCCAGGAGGTGGTCACGTCGTAGGTCCACACCCCGGTCGCCGCCTCCCAGTTGGAGGAGATGGCGCTGACGTAGTGGAAGTAGTTCTCCCCGGTGACCCGCTCCAGCAGCTTCACCTGGTCGTCGCACTGGATCGACGGGTCAGCCGGGATGCGGAAGCTGTCCTGGCGGTAGGTGAACAACTGCCGCAGCGTGATGAGGTCAGCCATCACCTGCGCCTCAGCAGCCGAGGCGAAGTTCTGGTCGGTCCAGCCGCCGACCCTGCGGAAGTTCACCGGGATCGGGAACCTGCCGTTGGACACCGCGCCGATCTTGCCGGGCACGTTGCCGACGAAGACCTTCTCCCGCAGGTTGCGCGAGCTCAGCTTGGACTTCAGGTCCAGGATCACCTGGTCGTCGCGGATCGTCCGGTAGGTGCTCACCCGGGCCTTGCCCAGGCCGTTCACATCGGTCTGCCAGTTGCCCAGCGTGTAGAGGTTGGGGCTGCGGACCTGCGCCGAGCCCTGCTCATCGATGTAGATGATGTAGCCCAGGATGTTGGTGACGTACTGGATGCAGTCCAGCAGCGACTTCTTGTCCCAGATGTCCACGGTGAGGTCGGCAACCCCTGCGGTGCCGGAACTCTGCACGTCTCCCCAGATCCGGCCCTGCTTGAGGTACGTGTCGTCCGAGGTGAAGGTGTAGCTGACAACGTCCGTTGTCGTGCCGTCCCCGGTCAGCGTCTGCTGAGCACTCCGTGGCCAGTAGAACCCGCCGTAGGCCAGGAACAGCTTGATGAGGTCGGCGTAGTCCCCGTAGTTGCCGGTCACGTAGGAGGGCGCGGTGGTCGTCGTGGTCGCGTTGGTGGCGTACTCCATCCGGCGCACCCCGGCCCGGTAGGGGTAGACCCCCAGACCGCTGTTGTAGAGGTCGGTGAAGGTGAACCGGATCGCCGTCACCCCGGCGATGGCGGTGAACTTGAACTCCACCAGCCCTTCACTGCTGACGTTCCCAGTGGCGATGTAGGGGATGTTGGCCCCGTTGGGTGCGCTAACCGGGTTGTTGGGGTCGTACGGCACGATGGCCCGGCCCTGCCACACACTTCCCACCTTGACCGACAGGTAGACCCGGTACGGCCCACCCCACACCTTGCAGCGCGCCGCGTTGATGGTGGTCGGATTCATCTTGCCCTGGACGTACTCGAACGAGTAGGTGTGGTTGGGCTGGGCGTTGCCGATGGACATCCAGAACGTCGAGTCGCTGGCGTCGAAGGCGTCGGTCCCGTGGTGGCCGTAGACCGCGCCGTTCACCCCGACGTAGGGCACGTTGGAGTCCGTCTCGTAGGTGGGTCGCCGCCACGTCGCGGTGAGCGCCGTCGTGGTGGAGCCCGCGTGCGTGACGTACTTGCTGAACTTCAGCGGGTACTGGGAGAAGGGCACCACGGGCGGGAAGGCGATCTCGTCGGTGAGCATCGCGCCGAGGTCGCGGGTCGTCACCGCGATGGTCCCAGCGGCGGTGTACTCCACCTCGTCGATGAGGTAGCACCCCATCAGCAGCATGTGCGGGTCGTTCTCGGGGAAGACCGTGTAGTCCGCGCCGTAGCCCTGGTAGACCCGCACCATCCGGTCGGGCACCACGTAGTTGCGCCACTTGCCCGGCACGTGCTGCCACACGTCCCGGGAGTACGCCGTCTCGCCCCGGTTGTAGGTCAGGAAGCCGAGCACGTCGAACGAGCCGTCCTGGGCCGGGAGCGACCCTGGTGCGAGCGGCTCCGCGTTCCACAGGTCGAAGGTGCAGGCGCCCACCGCGTTGTCGGTGCTGCGGTCCCACTTGAGGCTCTTGAGGTTGGGGAGCTCGAAGGCTGCCGACACCGACGGCGTGAACAGCATCGAGGCGTAGACCTGGTTGGAATACGGGAACAGCCCGAGCTGGAAGGGCTGGATCGTGACCCGGGTGACCGCTCGCTGGTCGCCCTGGAAGTCACCGGAGGCGATGATCGCCGCCATGTCTGTGGGGATGGTCCTCATGGCGTGCTCACGTTCCCGTTGAGGGCGCTGACGGTAACGAGCGTTGTCGGCCCGGCGACCGTGGCCGCTCCGGTTGACCCCGCGAACGCCCTCAATGTGGTGCTGCCCAGCGGACCGGACACCGTGCGGGACACTCCTGGCTCGTAGGAGAACACCAGCGCCTTCATCGTGTAGGTGTGCCGCCACGGCACGTTGGTCCGCTGCGGTCCGGTGCGGTCAGGGGAGAAGCCGTTGAGCCGGACGATCAGCGTCTCGGGCAGGTCGGTGATCAGCCGGACCCTGGTGCGGTGCGCCGTCACCCAGTCCACCAGCTCGTTGTACTGGATCTGGTCACGCAGCACACCCGAGAAGCTCCAGTCCACCGGCTTGGCCAGCGTGCGCAGCCCCACGAAGGTCCCATCCGTCTGACAGAACCACTCCAGCGAGTCCTTGGCGTGCGGCGACGTGGCGGCGTTGGGGTTGAAGGAGAACGTGTACGTGGACACACCGTCCAACGTCTCGAAGGTCCAGCGGCGCAGGGTCATCAGTACCCACTCCCGTACGACGACTCGTAGCCGCTGACGTACGAGGCCAGCACCGAAGCCACCATCGTGTACTCGTGGTCCCATGCCTGGTCGATGTTGCGCTTGCGCTTCATGTCCAGCGACTCGATCTTGATGAGGAAGGACCGCCCATACTCGTCGGTCAGCCACACCCGCCCGTTGTAGGCGTTCCACCAGACCAGCGCGTCGTGGTCGTACTTGGTGAACACCCGCCCGCTCCAGCTCCACTGGGAGGGACGGACGACGCCCTCCCAGAGCACCGTGATCCCGTTGGCTGCCGTGGTGCGCTCGCTGGTCAGCGACACGTCCCCGTAGCTCTCGGTGATCTTGCTCGGGTTCATGGCGAACTGGTAGGTCGGGATGGCCAGCGGGTCCACCCAGTTGTACGCCTGGAAGGTCCACCGGCCCGTGGTGACGGCAGGCGGGTAGGCCGGGGTCGGCGTGCTGTCGGTGGCCGGTGCCTCGAGCACGGCGAAGTTCTGCGCACTGGTCGACTCCGGGCTCGAGCTCCCCGACCCCACCCTGACAACGTGCGCTGCCATCGTCAGCCCGTTGATCGGCAGCCCGACCCCCACTGCCGAGCCGGTGCCGTCCAGGCCCACCGAGTAGAACGACGACGTGGACCCGTCGAGGAAGAAGTACGCCGTCCCTCCAGCGGGGCCGTTGCCCACCGTGACCCGCAGCGTGCCGGGCTGGTTCGGCACGCTGGTGTCCAGCAGGGTCAGGCCGATCACGTTGCCGCTGCGGTCGACCGAGTAAGCGTCGACCCCGCCCGCGAAGCAGGCCACACCGATGCTGGACAGCACGCCGTGCAGGTACACGGTCTGCCCAGCATCGACAGGCGCTGGTGCCGCCACGGTGACGGCACCGAGCGCCCCAGCAACGGTGGCGTCGGTCATGGCTCAGGTCACGCAGTGGCGAGGGTCAGCAGGCCCGAGGCGTTGATGGTCAGCGTGAAGGTGCCCGAGCTGCTGGACACGTCGGCACCGAAGTCCCAGTAGAGGATCAGCGGGCGGGTCGCGTCGGTCGCCGGGGAGGCGTCGTAGAACACCGCGTACCGCGCCGTGATGGTGGACGCCGCCCAGGACGGGTTGGCCGTGCTCAGCGTGAGGGTGTTCGACGGTGCGTCGTAGGTGACCGTCTTACTGGTCAGAGCCTGACCCGTGGCGGTGTACCCGGTGCCGGTCACCTCGTTGGTGATGTCGCTCTTGTAGCGGTGGGTGTCCTGGTTCGGGGTGTAGGTGCTGGTGCACAGCATCACCATGATGGTGTCGGTGTCGAAGTCGATCTCCTTGTTGGCCAGCGACTGCTGAGCCAGCCCGTACACCTTGGCGGTAATACTCATGACAGGACCTCCTGAAGAACGGTGCGGTAAGAGAGCAGGTACGCAGCCGCAGCCATGAGCCGCTCTACGTCATCTTCGGCGTAGCCAAGAAGGCAGTTGCATCGCGTACAGAGAAGGGCGCGCACCTCTCCGGTCGCATGATCGTGGTCCAAGCAGAAGCGAGCGATCTCTCGCTCTCCTCCGCTGTGCGAGGTTGTGTGCTGCTGATCGCCACGGCAGATCGCACATACGCCGTCTTGGGCTCGAAGCATCTCCTCGTACTGCTCCCGCGTGACGCCGTACTTGTGCTTCATGTTCGCCCAGATCGACCGTTCGCGGTACTGCTCAGGTGAGGCTTCGTATGCCACCTTCCGAGCGCTAGAACGACATGACCGGCACTTCGTGTGGAGCCCATCAGGTGCCGCAGCGTTGCGGTTGAAGGACTCAGGAGCTTTCACCTCCAGGCACCCGGAGCACCTCTTGGCAGTGATGGTCATGTTCGGTTCTCCTTAGACCTTCGCGGTAGTGGTTGTGGCACGAGCGAAGGCACCCGGGCCGAGGTAGGTGGCCATGATGGCAGTCACCTTGGCGGTGTCCGCGCCATTGACGCTGATGGACACGTACTGCACGTTGCCGTTGGCCGCACTCGCACCTCCGGCGATCGACCGACGCACCTCGAACGGCGTCGGCAGCTTGATGCTCCCCAGGTTGAACTGGCCCTGGAGTTGCTTGGCAGCCTCCTGGAGAAGCTTGTCGATCTGGTTGAGCTCGTCCTGCTGCTGCTGGGTCCGGTTGTGGATGGCAAACAGGTGGGCGTGCTGGGCGTCCAGGTACTTCAAGTACTGGGCCTGGGTGATCCGCTCCAGGTCGTAGTTCGTCTGGACCTGCGACAGGTTCTGCTGGAACTTGGTGTTGGCGGCGGCGTTGGCAGCCTGCTGCACTGCCAGCCGGTCGACGTTGAGCACGTCACCGGGAGCACCGTTCGCCCGGTCGGAGTTCAGCTTGGCCTGCGCCGTGCGGAGCGCCTCGTTCGCCACCGCCAGCGGGTTGGTGAGGTCGATGACCAGCTCGCCGCTGACGTGGTGAGCGGCCAGCACCGCGTCCCGGTAGGTCTGCATCCCTTGGTGCAGGCTGGCCAGCGCGTTGTAGTACGCGACCGTGCCTGGCGTCTGCTTAGCCAGGTCGGCCTGCAACCGCTGGATCTCGGCGGCATCCCGCTCGATGGAGGCGCCGGGGTAGATGCTCGCCAACCGGGCCGCTGCCGCGATCTGCGCAGCGGTGTCACCAGACTTTGCTGACGCAGTGCCCTGAGCCTTGAGCAGGTCAATGCCCGCGACCGCAGAGGGATCGTTGACCAGGTGCAGGTTGGGAGCGGCTACTGACGCCTTGATATTGGCAGCGTCGGCCTGGGCACCAGCCAGCTTGAGGACGGAGTGGCTCAGCTTCAGCTCAGCCTCGACGCTGTTCGGACCCGTGTCGGACAGTGCGGCACTAGCCGCGTCCACATTGGCCTGCGCCCTGGCGAGGATCATTTTCGCCTCGGCCTGAGCAGCATTGAAGGCGTCGGTGGCGATCTTCAGGTTCCTGGCGTTCTGGAGCATCGCGGCGGACAGCAGGATCTGGCCGTTGGCCAGGTTGGTAATGGACGTTGGCAGCAGGGACGGGTCGATCCCCTCAGCAGCCCTCAGCAACGTCACCGTCTGGGCGTCGATCTGGCTCTTCAGGTTCTGGTTGCTGCCCGCCTCCGTCTTGGCGATGTTCGCCAGTTCCAGGATCCGCTTCTGGAAGGCGTCGTAGGCGTCCTTCCCGGCGACCAGGATCTTCTGCTTGAGGTCTGCCGGGATGGCCGCACCCATGTCCTTGTAGGACGCCCTGGCAGCTTCGAGCTGAGTGGCCACGTCCTGCTGGATCTTCAGGAGCTCACCGGTGTCGGCACCACGCGCATTGGCGTCAGTGAGCTTCCCCTGCTGGGCCTTGAGGATCTGGGCCACAGCCTCGTCCAGGATGCTGGTGTCCTGCGACTTACCAACAGTGCCCGGCTGGGTGGCCAGCTTGGTGAGCGCCGCCAGGTACTTGTCCCGAGCCTCCTTCAACTGCCCGGACGACAGGCCGAAGTAGTTCTCGGCCTGGGTGGCATAGAGATCCGCGATCTTCCCCAGATCAGCGGAGTCCAACACCGCGTTCTTGGTGTCCTTGCCCTGGCTTTGCAGGTAACTCTCGATCTTGGTCTGGAGGTCCTGCTTCTGCGCAGAACCCAGGTCGATGGGCGTGATGTCCGGAGCCCCGGTGAAGGTGCCGATCCCGCCCAGCCTGTCCCCGAAGCTCGCCTTGACACCGCCAGGCAGGATGGTCGTCGCCTGGGTGGCGAAACCCGCGCCCCCTTCAGCACCCGTCGTGAGGCCACCGACGTTGACCTGGGCGACCTTGGCCTGGTTGCCCAGCTCATGGATGGACCTCGACAGGTAGTCCACGATCTGTGCCGAGGTGTGACCCGACGCCGTCAGCTCCTGGACCTTGGCATCGAGCTGTTGCACCGACTGCGGACCCGCGTTGCCGGTCGCGCTCATGGCCGCCAGGGCAGCAGCCTGGCTGGAAAGGAAGGTGCTCAGCTCCTTGAGTGAGCTGGCCTGGTCCGCTCCGGCCCCACCGTTGAGGAAGTCGCTGATACTTCCCAGGAAGCCCGAGCTCTCGGAGTGCAGCTTGGCCGCCTGACCAGCCGCCGTGTTCGCCGCTGTCTGGATCGTGTCAGCGGTAGGGGTTCGCGTGATGGTGTCGCTGATCTGATTCATCACGTCGTTGACCTTGCCCAGATCTTGGGCCAGGTTGCTCGCCTTGTTCGCCACGATGACTGCCGTCAACGCCCCCAGGGCGATAGCAGCAGGAGCCGCCACCGCCCCGAGGGTCATGATCGACGCCTGGAGGGCACCGGCCTCGGTCGCCCCCGTTACGGCACCCACGGCAGCGCCACCCACCCCACGGGCGGCACCAAAGATGCCGAGGCCAGCCGCTGCTCCGCCGCCGCCCGCGATCTGGGCCGAACGGAGGGTGGCTGCCGCCTCCCCCTCCACCGCCACCGCAGCACCAGCGCCGATCCCCGGGATTCTGCTCAGCATCGCCCCGACGCTGGCTGCCTCCAGTAGCTTGATGGCCCCGGCCATCTCCAGCAACGCGAAGCTGATGTTGCGGATCGGCGCCGGGATGGAGCCGAAGACCTTGACCGCCTCGTCCAGTGCCCGCAGCAGCGGGATGAGCGCCTCCAGGACGATGCCGAAGCCCGCCCCGATACCCGACTGGCCCAGGTCGACCAGCAGCTCCTTGGAGATGCCCCCGAGCTGGCGCAGGATGCCTGCCAGGGTGTCCTGGCGCTTGGCGTACTGGTCGGCTGCCGCTCCGGCATTGCTCAGCGAGAAGGCGTTGGCCTCCGCGAACCTGCCCGAGGACTCCAGCAGCGGGATCAGACTCTCGGCCGACCGCCTGCCACCGAGCGTTGTCAGCACGTTCTCCTGCTGGGCCTGGGTCAGATCCTTGTACTTGGCCGCCAGGGAAGTGAGCTGCTGCTCCACGGACTGGTTGGTGGTGTCGACCCCGACCTGCTCCAGCGCCTTCTGGAAGGCCGGGGCACCGGCACCGCCGAGGATGCGCTTGAGGTCACCAGCCGCCGAGGAACCCGACAGTCCGGTGGTGGAGGTGATGAGCCCGATGGTGTTGGCCAACTGCTCGACGGTGAAGCCGGACTCCTTACCGATCCCGGCGACCTGGGCCAGTCCCTCCATCACGTCCTTGATGCTGGCGCCGAAGTTGATGTTGGCGTTGGTGGCCGCGTCCAGTACCCGGGTCTGCCCGGCCACACCGAGCTCGTACGCCCGGGTGGTGGCGATGACCTGGTTCTGGACCTCGGCCACCTTCTGACCGGACAGCACGACGCCCTGCTGGGCCGCGTCCACCGTCTGGAGCGCCACCGCCTGGGCCGCTGCCGGGGACGCCGAGGACTCGTCGTGGAAGGCCTGGATGCCCCGGGAGGCCACCGTGAGGCTCTCCCCGGGGGTGAACCCGGCAGAGGCTCCCACCGAGGCGAGCTGCTCTCCGCTGACCGCACCCTGCTGGCCCACCGAGGTCAGGGCGACCTGGAGGGACACCAGGCCGTTCTCGTACTCCTTGGTGAGATGGATGGACTCCTTGATGGCTTCGGTGATCTTGTAGAACGCCTCGTACACGTAGATGTAGCGGGCGATGTCACCGAGCTGCCGCCCCATGTTGAACGGGTCGGAGGCGTCTCCGTTGCCGCCGACCAGACCGTGACCCAGGCCACCGAGGAACCCGCCACCACCGGCGCTGGCAGTGGCTGCTGTCATCTCCTTCTGGATGGCGGCCACCTGTCGCATCTGCGCCGCTTCACGCCCAAGTGCAGCATTGACCTTGTCGATACCAGCCTCTTGCGCACCCAGCACATCGGTCTGATTCGCCCGCATCTGGAGGTTGCTCTCGGCAAGAGCCAGATTGGGGTTCGCGGCGCCACGGATGTTGGCGATGTGCTCAGCGTTGAGTGCTGCCTGGTCCACCGCACCAGATGCGCCGAGACCCGCCGACGCCACCGTGGCTTCCCGGTAGCTGGCGGTCAGGAGCTGTACTTCGTTCCGAAGGAGCTTGGTCGCGTTGGCGTTGGCTTCCAGGGCCGACCCGTCAGAACCCTCGATACCCGTCCTGGCTGTCGACAGCTCAGCGATCTGCGTCCTGCGATCCGCGATGGCCGTATTGAAAGCCTGCTCATCACCGGGTGCGACACCGAACTGGGCAAGGTTGGCAAAAGCGCCCCTGGCGTTGGTAGCCGCAATGGCTTGCTCGTCGGAAGCCCGGGCCCGCTGCGCGTGGATCTCGGCCAGTAGCGCCTCCTGCTGCGGGATTCCACCACCACCACCGAGGACCACCGTGTCGAAGGCCCCGCCCCCCATCTCCCGGAGGGCGGTCTTGGCCCGGAGAGCGGCGAGCTGGAGCTGGTCCAACTGCTCGGTCAGTCGACCTGTACCGGGAATATCGAAGGTCAGCCCGCTGGCCGTGCCCAACGCAGCGATGGCTCGCAGCAACTGGTCAGCACTCAGGGTTCCGGCAGCCAGGTCCTCCCGGAACTTCAGGAGGCCTCCGGCGCCCATCCCTCCCGAGAGGACGCCGTCGATCTCCTGCACGACCGCCCGAACTTCAGCAGGAAGCGCCTGGAGTGGCCCGGTGGCCTGGTCGTCCAGGAACACACCGATGATCGCGGAGAGATCCTCACCAGCCATGTGCCGCTCCCGTCTACTTGTCTACTTGCCTACTGGGCCGTGCCGTTCATGAGTGCCTTGGCGTACTCGTTCTCGGTCTGGTCCACTTCCTCCAACGGCTCCCCCGATGACGTGTTGCCGTACTTGGCTGCCCTGCGGGTGTTCACCTCCTCCCACCAGATCCCTAGTTCGTCATCCATGCCCCAGATCTCGGGGGGCGGCTGGTCCTCCTCGGGGGCTTCCCACCAGCTCAGGACGGTGAGTGCCTCGGTGACGGCTAGGACGAGGTCGTGGCTGGCTCTGCCGAAGTCACCTCCGGGCCAGAGGGCACCGACGCCTCCTCCGAGCTTGGCCGTGGAGACGGTGCGGAGGAACTCGCCGCTCCGGCCGAGAAACGCGCATCGTCGGAGTTGGTTTCCAGGTCCTGGAGCAGTCCCAACACCTTGCCGGTCAGCTCGTCGGGGATGTTGGCCACGTCGTCGCGGGTGTCGCACAGGTGCTTGGTGTGATCGCACGGACCGTGGTCCCATCGGCCGTCCGTGCAGACGGCAGCCGAGCAGACCCGCATCGCGTAGAACACCTGGGCCCTGCGGTACTCCCGGCTGAACGAGGTCAGGCCCTGGTTGGCCGCCCACACCTCCCGGTGCGCGTCCTTGAGCTTGTCCAGGTCCAGACCGGCGATCTCCATCTGGTAGTCCGCCTGGTAGCCGTCCACCCGCTTCTGGAGCTCCTCCAGGTACTCGGAGCGGACCTTGACCATCAGCTCCTTCTCCGGGCCCTCCAGGCTGTCCGGGGCCCGCTCCACCATCTGGTACCGCTCGGCCCACTCCGAGTCCACCCGGACGGCATTGGTGGCGTTCACCCACCACTTCCCCTGCTGGCCGTTGACCAGGGCCTCGCGCAGGTTCTCCACCGTGGCGTCCGCCAGGCTGGCCTCGAACAGGTCCTTCTCCGGGGAGCCGATCTCCTTCAGCGCCAGGATGAACCGGGCCCGCGCCACCGCGCCGTCCTTGCGCGCATCGTCCATCTCGAACGAGTTGAGCTTGTTGACCCACACCAGCACCGGGTCGGGCTCGCTACGGACCACCAGTTCTCGACCCTCCACGAACAGGTCGGTCACTCTTGCCAGAGCACTCATGTTCTGCCACTCCCTCCATGTCCATGTCCTGCCCACCGCCGATTGGCGGTACGGCGACGGCTACCCGCTCCCCTCGGGGGGACCTTGAGAGAGCGGGTAGCCGTCCGTCCTGTTCCTGGTTGATCTGGTCTAGCTGGTACCTATGTAGAGCCGTGAAGTGATGCTGTCAACGCCCGTTAGCAGGGTCAGTGCTAGCAGGGTCAGTACGGGCTGACCAGAAGGGTGCCGGAGTCGCTGGCGAACGGGATGGTGATGTCCAGCTTCTGCTGCACCCGGGCGTTGAAGCCCGGCAGCGTCAGGCGAGCGTCCGTGACGCTGATGTGCTTGAGCACCGACCCGTCGTCAGGGCTGTGCAGCACGATGTCCAGGATCAGCGGCGGAGCACTGGTGGCCGTGGCCGTCTTGGTGGCGTCCGCTGCGCCCGTGATCTGCTGCATCAGCGCCAGCAGGGCCGGGGCGTCCGCAGGCTTGATCTGGAGGGTGCCCTTGACCTCCGGGACGTCGAAGTCCGAGGAGACCAGGTGGTAGTTGCCGAACTCCTCATCCTTATCGAGCTTCACCGCCCAGTCCACGGTGGCCGCCTGAACGCCCAACACCCGGTTCACGTACGGCGTGGCCGCCGTGTAGCCGCCGAGGTAGACCGCGATGTCCCGGCCCCGGATGGCAGCCGGGTGCGCGGCATCGACCGCCAGGTGGACCGCCTGGAGATAGGACGCCGCACTGGGCGAGGAGTACATGATCTGGACGCTGTCGGTGGTGGCCACCGCCGCAACCAAGGTGACCGTGGTGACCGCCGCACCCGAGGTGATGGCGCCGTAGGTCTCGGTGTAGTCGATGCCGTACACCAGGCGCTTGAGACCCGCCATGACGTTGAGCGCACGTCGGGTGACACCAGCCTCGTCGATGGAGTAGGCCGGGTGTGCAGTCACCACCGTCTGACCGGCCACGCCCGTCCCTGCGGCCTTCTCCACGTAGGTCGTACCGGGGTTGTAGTAGATCGTGTCCCCGCGCAGCGTGGCGGTGAGCGCAGCGTCCGCCTGGAGGCCGAACTTGTAGCTCAGCTTCTCCAGCGTCAGGAACGGGACGCCCACCGAGTCCACGATGGCGAACGGGCTGGCCGCCGCCTGGCCCGCCTTGAACAGCGAGCTGACGTCGATGGGTCGGGCGTTCACCGGGTCGTAGGAGGTCTGCACGACGCTCAAGGCAGCTGCCGCGACGGTGGCCGTGGCGGCCAGTGCCACCACGACATCCGTGCCGCTGGTGATCGTGACGATGGTCGTCACGAGGGCGCCACCCCCCGCGCCCGCGCCCGCGACCGAGATGGTGCGACCCACGTCTGCGGAGGTGAAGGCGCCCGTGGCCGAGCTCACCGTGGTGGAGGCCGCCGTGGTGACGCCGTCCGCCGTGGAACGTCCCGCGTAGCCGCCGGTCAACAGGTTCTCGATGGCCGTGGTCACGTCGTAGGAGTCCATCGAGAAGCTCAGGTCGGGGATGTCCCGGATCTGGGCGATGGACTTGTAGTTGCCCAGCTCGTGAATCGTCTCGACCGGGATGTTGACCTGGCCTGGACCCGCCGTCTGGATGCGGTTGACCAGGACGGTGTCGTTGGCCACGTGCAAAAGTTGGCCCGCCTTCACAGCCATGCGTGTTCTCCTCTTGCTAAGCGCGCCATGGGCACGGGATCAACTACTGAGTGCTTCGGCACGTCAGGATGGGAATCTGTTCCGAGGGTCCAGCGTGGCGGCGATGAGCTTGCCGCTCGTGGTGGACTTACGCTTGATCGCATCCTCCTGGAACTGGGCCACCAGCTCCGCGAGTCGACCAGCCAGCTCACGGTTGATGTTGGTGAGGTCCCGCTGGAAGACCCGGTCGAACCCGGCCAGCGACCCGGTGTAGCCCGAGATGGCACCACCCGAGATGAAGCCGGTACGCGCCAGGACGCCCGCACTGGAGATGGCCTGCGGCCTGCGCCGCCGGACGTCCGCGAACCGGGTGAAGCTCTGGCCGCCGACTACCTTGCCATGCGACCGGCCCTGGAAGCCTCCGGAGGTGAAGCCGGTGTTGCGGAAGATCTGGAGGACAGCCTCCTTCTCTTGCTGCGCTGGCATGAAGGACTCCCAGGCCTTCTTGTACGCCCCCTGCGCGATGATGGGGTTCTTGACCACCGCCTTGATGCTGGTGCCCCTGGTGTTGGCCATCCGCATGCCGCCGACGGTTGTTGCCTCACCCGCCTTGCGTAGATAACGCAACGCCTTGGCGGTCGGCGTTCCCTCTCCGGGCAGGATCGTGGACAAAAAGCCCAGCGGGAAGAACTGCTGCCCGCCACTATGGCCCGCACCGAAGAAGCCACCACTGCCCGGAGCCAGACGGGTGCCCTCGCCCCACAGTCCGAAGATCTCCCGGCCCACGAACAGCTCGGAGCCGTATTCCAGACCGCGCCAGTAGGCCAGGATCTTGCTGGCAGCGCTGTCGAGGAACTCCGGGTTCCCCACGCTGAAGCCCAGTCGCCCGAGGTAGGCGACGTTGCCGGGAGAGCCGACCTTGAAGTTCGCCATCAGGCTGGCTCGTCTTCCACCAGCATCTCAATGAGCCTGCGCTGCGACAGGTGCATGTCCCTGAGCAACAGCAGAGCTTCCTCGTTGACCACCGAGCCGTCACTCACGCTGGCCTTCAGCACATCCAGCACCATGTCGTGGTACTGGCCCACCGAGCTCATGACCTTGTCGCGGAACTCCTTGGCCACCTGGTTGCGCACGCCGATGGGCAGCGCCGGAGCGACCTTCTTCTCGAAGTGCTCCATGATGGAAGCGACCAGGCGACGACGCTGCTCGTTGGCCAGGTTCCTGACGAAGTCGGTCACGGTCCGCCACCCGTCTCCACCGCGTTGTACTCGTGACAAGCGGTCATCTTGACTACCCGCCAGGCCCGCTTGTAGGTCTCGGTCGGCAGGGTTTCGGTCTCGACGTCCTCGAAGTGAATGACGTGCCCTACCGCGACAACGGGCGTTGGCAGCGAGTAGTCCGTCAATGGCTGGTATCTACTGGTCCCGCTGAGCCTGCCCGTCAGGATGGCCCGCACGTCGGCAGCCAGCGCATCAGCTACACCCACGGACTCCCCGAAGATGTCGCAGAAGTAGACGTGCTCGGTCACCCACAGCCCGCCACCGGCCGCGCCCAGCTCCAGCTCGGTGTCCTTCTGGACGGGTCCGGAGGTGAACGCCATGGTGTTGGGCACCAGCTCGGTGTGGCGCGCTGGCACCTGGTCCACCAGGGTGATCGGGCCCGTGGCCCCGAAGGGGGCATCGACGTTGAACCACCCCAGCGCCGTGAGCTGGGTCAGCAGGTATATGCCCACGTTGCGATCTACCAGGCGCTCCTGGCCCCTGATGTAAAAGGTAGTCACGCTTCGTCGACCGCCTGGCAGTGCACCCGGAACAGTCCCACGGTCACCAGTCCCTTCGGGGTCTCCATGTGGTGGTAGGAGTAGGAGACGCCTCGGACGACCACGTACTCGAAGCCGTCCACCTGGGCGAAGTCCTGGTCCAGCAGGGTGAGCACGATCCTGCTGGGAGCGACCTCACCGAAGCCGGTCATCTTGCCTTCGGCGTCGTGGTACTCGATGGCACACGGGACCTTGACGGCCGCAAGTCGGGCATAGGTGGGCCGGTAGGCCGGGTCGAAGGGCACTCCCTCGGCGTCCACCGTCTCGGTCGCCGTCCAGGTCCGGGGCATGTAGAAGGTCGGCTGGTCACCAGTGACGGTGGGCAGCCCGACCTGCATGGCAAGCCGGAGGCCAGCACGGACCGCGTCCGCGTTGAACCCCTGGATGCGCACATCACCGGCCATGACAGCTCCCGGCTCAGAACTCGATCAAGGTTGAGAAGCCGGTGATTTCATAGCCGTAGAAGCTGCCGAACTCCCCGAAGTAGCCGGTCGGGAAGTAGCCACGCGAACGGGTCAGGTAGCCGTCCGTGACATGGACGGCGTTGTTGCCGCGCGCCTGCCGCAGCACCAGCGCCAGCAGGCCGTCCTTGCGCTGCCGGAACTCCTTGAGCTCCTCGGTGAGAACGGACGCTGACGTCTCGACCTCGTAGATGACTCCGGCCGCCTCATATTTCTGCCTGTTCTTCATGTTCCGGAGCTGGGCCCGGATGGTCCGAACACCCCCGTAGATGACGCACAGCGCGCCACCCCCGCTGGACAGCCCAGGCGTCACGGTGAGCAGGTTCGGGTCCAGCACCATGGCACCGAAGAAGCCATCGAGCTGAGCCTCCCCGAAGGCATCCCCCAAGGCCGCCGCCAGGTCGTCATCGGAGGTGTTCGGGAAGACCGTGGCGAACTCTCCGGGAACCGCCAGCTCGCGCTTGAGGGCTTCCACGTAGTCGGCTAGAGCCGTGGGAGGTGCTGGCGTCGTCATGCTCTTTGAGTCGGCCAGAAACGCGGGCCTACTGATGGTGCGCTCAGTAGAGCCGCTCCTCCACCAGCAGGCCGATGACCGGCTGGTGGAGCTCTACGGTCAGCCTGATGGGCCTGAGGTGGAAGCGGGTGTAGGCGCCAACGGCGCTGAGCGTGAGTGAGCCGGTTGCCATGGAGAGCACTGTCGTCACGAGAGTCACCGCCAGCGAACCGGAGGCCGTAACCGGAGTTGCTGCCGTACCGCTCCCCGACAGCGAGAGCGAGCCGGAGGCCGACGCAGAGATGCCGCTACTGAAGACCGACGACGAGAGCCGAACATCCCTCGGGCCTGCTATCCCGGTGTTCGGGTAAATCAGAACGGTGGTCATTAGACGGCCGCTTCCGCCGATACTGGGTGCATGGGACTCACGGGCACGCACGCTGCTGGCGATCCGAACCACGTACCGGATCACAACCTCATCGATGAAGCCATCGCCGCCCTCCAGGCCGCTGTTGCTGCCTGCCTAGCAGGCACCGACACGGCGGCGCTGACCTCCGCCGGGTTGGAAGCGGCAGCAGGACTAGCGGTCGAGCCGGTTGACCACAACGCGCCAGCGGCTGGCACTGGGGACGTAGCACTGGGCTACAAGGCACTTCGTTCGCTCACCACGGGAGCGGGCAACACAGCTGTCGGTGACCGTGCACTTCACGTGCTCACGACGGGGAGCAACAACACAGCGGTCGGCTTCCAGGCGTTGGAGTCAGTCTCTACGGGCGACAGCAACACCGCCGTGGGCTATCACGCTCAATACGGAACGACGACCGGGATCCAAAACGTCTCGGTCGGGCTCGGAGTGAATCCGGTCAACCCGACAGGCAACAACAACACCGCTGTCGGCTACGAGGCGTTGCACGCCAGCACGACCAGCGCCAACGTCGCCATCGGCTACGCCGCCCTGTTCAACGCCACCTCGGGCAGCGAGCAAACTGCCGTGGGCAACTCAGCGCTGAACGCTTGCACGACCGGGTCTTTCAACACCGCGATGGGCAGCAACGTCCTTGCGAACCTGACCACAGGAGCGAGCAACGTCGCTATTGGAATCCGTGCCGGTTACACGGCGACGGGTGCTAACGCGACTACTACAGCATCGAAACAGACGCTCGTCGGGACCGAGGCGGGGCAAGGAAGCGCCACCCAGGTCGACGATGTTGTCGCGGTCGGTTACCGCGCCCTCGGTGTCGGTGCGGGTTCGGTTGCGGTCGGGTCGGGGGCGACCGCCCCCGCGACGAGCGTTGCCGTCGGTTATCAGGCTATGACCGTTGCTACGGGAGCGCAGTCCGTTGCCGTCGGCTATGGGGCGCTTAGTGCTGCCAATACCGGAGCGGCCAACACGGCCATCGGCTATCAGGCGCTCAACGGCGCAGGAGCAGGGGCGAACAACGTCGCAGTCGGGAACATCGCCCTTACCGCGAACACCAGCGGCGGGGTCAACACCGCCGTCGGTAACGCTGCCCTCAACCACGCCACAACAGGCTCAGCCAATACTGGCATCGGGGCCAACGCCTTCGACTCCTTGACCACCGGGTTCGATAACACCGCCGTCGGCTACCTCGCCGGTTATACCGCCGTGGGTGCCAATGCCACCACTACCGGAGCCCGCCAAGCCCTGCTCGGCAGGGAATCGGGTCAGGCTAGTTCGGCGGTCGCCAACGACGTTGTCGCAGTCGGCTACCGGGCCGTCGCCATCACCGACGGCGTGGCTCTCGGCTCCGGCGCTCAGGTCACTCACACGAACAGCGTGGCAATCGGAAAGGCAACCGTGAGCAGCCAGAACAACCAGGTAGCCGTCGGCTCCCGGGACGTGGAGCACGCAGCCACCGGCTTCGGTCCCGTCATCAAGAGCCCGGACGGCACCCGCTACCGGGTAGTGGCAGCCAACGGTGGGGCACTCTCGACGGTGGCAGCATGATCGGGACCGAGTACGTCATCGAGCAACTAGGCGCGGCCCTCAAAGCCAGCCATGAAGCCCTCGCGCAGCGGCAGCAGCAGATCGCAGCACTTGAGGCCAAGGTCGATGACCTTGTTCACCTCGCCGCAGAACCCCTCCTAGCCCTGCACCCCCCGGAACGCCCCACAGGGGCTCCGTAGCCCTGCCCAGAGCCCCAAGCCGGGGCATGCCCTGGTCCATCCATCCGATAGCGCCCCACCTCGCACCGCCCGTCCCCGGGGTGTGGGGTGGGGCGCTGTTCGTGGTTCTGCGGTCAGGTGTGGTTCTTGCAGAGCGGTGCGGCCTCGTCGAGCGCGGACGTGACCGAGTCCAGTTCCGCGCTCGCGTCCCCGCCACTTTCCAGCGCGTCACTGCGTCGGTGGCCAAGGCGGCGTCAGCGGGGGCGCGGCTCTGGGTGAGGACACGAGTCACAGCATCAGAGCCTGGAGCACTGTCGGGGGTGGCTCGGGCGTACTGGATCGTATAGGTCGGCTGGACGGTGAAGTAGGTAGCCGTCGCACCAGCAGCGGCGTCACACAGCAACTCGAAGTTCACTGCCGCCGTGGGGGGAGTCGCCACCGTCGCGACGATGTGCGTGAAGTAGACCTCAACTTGCAACTTGTCCCCGCAGCCAGGACGGTCGGCGAGCCGGTGGTGAAGGTGGCGGTAGCCAGAGCGTTGGTGCCGTTGCCAGACGCCCCCGCCACTGTTGCAGAGGTGGATCGTCCGATCTCAGTGCTGGCCCCACCAATGGCCGCGATCTGGTAGAGGACGAAGGTGATCTGGAAACTGTGCGCGGTGGCGAGGGTTTCGCCGTCCTTCTGGACAGCGAACTGCGCCGTCCAGGTACCCGCAGCATAGGTGACCTGATCCCCGGCATTCTCGGCCACCGGGTCACGCCATCCCGTGTTGGTAGCAGCAGAACCCACTACCCCAGGACCGGATCCCAAAGTAGACGCACCTGCTGGGGTAAACCGCTTCGTAGCGAGTATCCCGCCCGTAGTAAACGCGACCTGCGTAGTGGCAGTGACCGCTGAACCGAGCGTGTTGAGGTCGGCCAGCGGGGAGACGTTCGGTGACGTAAACACAGTCCGCAAGGCGCGAACCCGTGCGGTACGGGCCATTTTAGCCTCCCGAGATAGTCAGCGTCCACCAACCAGTACTAGCCTCGACAGCCGCGCCGAGACCGGGGTTGGCTCCATGATCGGTGAGATAGGTGTACGCCTCATCGGTGATAGTCTGGATATCCAGCGCCGAAGAGAACGTCGTGACGTAGGTGGCGGCAGCGGCGAGGGCGGTAAGCGCCTCGTCGTACTTGGCAGCCCGTTCTGGCGGGACAGCCATATCAGATCGCCCGCTTGCGGTGCTCGCCGAGGGTCATGCGCTTCTTGTGGTTGTGGTTCCAGCAGAGCACCTGGAAGTCACTCGGGCTGTCGAGCATGGCCTTGTAGTAGGTGTACGGGTTCTTGTCCTTGCGGTCGACCCCCCCGCCACCACGAACGTGGTCGATGGTCAGCATGTCCGTGTCGTCCACGGAGCATCCCTCCCAGACACACTTGCCGCCGAGAGAGGCCACCACTTTGAGGCGCATGTTGCGGGTGATCTCGTTACTGGCGTCGGTAGAGCAGCGTTTGCAGTGGGAGAGTCGTCCGTCGCGCATCCCACCGCCCCGGTGGAAGTGCTCAAGCGACTTGATCTCACCACACGCTTACACCCCATGTTGCCTTTACCCACCACCACAACTCAATGTCATTTTCTTCATCTGTGTTGCTAGGGTCTGTACCAGGCCACCTACTTAGCACAAATTTCTGCCCAACTACCGACGTCATCTCAGATACCTCTAGTCAAGTTCATCAGCGCGACGGGAATCCAACGAACCCAGGACCATCAAAAGCATACTTGTCGTGGTTGTTCACACCCGACACGACGACCTCCTTCATGAACGACGCCACTGGGACACCACCGATGGTGCACTTGCCAACGACGAACAGGTCGGACACCGACCACGTGTCGGTGCTGGCGAAGAAGGCCGTCCAGGCGTTCGGATCTCCGGGGCTGACTGTCAGTGGGAAGTAATAGATCGTTGCACCCGTAGCAGCGGCCCATGTCACGCCGTCGGCGGTGAGGTACTCCGCTCGCCCGTAGGTGAGGTTGAAACGACCGATGGCGATGGACGGCACCGGGTTGGCGTCGAGGACGAGTGTCACATTTGAGTTGGTGTCGAAAACGACCATACCCACCAGAAGCGGGAGTCCGGGGGTGAAGTGACGAGCGTCCGTGGCTGCGGTGGCAGGGCCAGCGCCAACGAGCATCCGGTAGTTGGGATTCGAGGCTGTCAGGACGTAGGCGAAGATGTTCCCCGACTCAAGGCCAACTGCCCCCGCAGGGGCAGTGATGGTATCCGTCTTGTTCCAGATGCCGGTCGGGAGTTGGTCGGACCAGGAGAAGAACGCCGATCCCCACCCGGCCTCGCCACCCTCGGTGGCGGAGATGAACGTGTGAGTGTTGGCGACGACGAGAGCGCCCGCGTCCTGCAACACCGCGTTCCAGGTGAGGCCATTGATGCCAGTACCAGCGGCGTTCGTGACACGTGCGTTGAGGAACGCCAGATTGGAAGTGAGTCGCTGCGCCCCAACATCCTTGGACAGCGGCGGGGTGCCGAACGAGGCGTCATTGTCCTGGTGCATGAATGTGAACGTCAGGCGCGGATCGACAGTCGCTGATGCTTCGGTCATCGTCAGAACTGTCCACGGGATAGCGACGAGAGCCGCGTTCGGGACGGTCGTCACCGTCGCGTCGGTATTGCTACTCGCAGGGAAACGGTTGTCTGTGACGCCCTGCGCTGTGGTGAACACCGTCGTCGTTGAGGCTGCGGAGGCGACCGCTGCCAGCGCACCTAGTTTCGTGCTCACCGTATAGGACTTGTACGGTGCGGCCCCGAGAGTCGTGGTTGCCGTGATCGTGTCGGGGTAGGCGTAGGACGCGGCATTCAAGGTGGTGACGGCGGTCGTCGTGCCACGCACCCAGCCCTGATCGTGCTGACTGACAGTAAAGCCCGTCTCGGGGGTGTTGTTCGTCAGGTCGGTGTCCATGTTGTACGTACCCCCGACCCCGCCAGTGGTGTTGACGGCGTGGATTCTCATACGCAATGTCCCAGCCCGCAACGCACCACCAGTCAGGCCGGTATCGGTGAAGAACAACGTGGCGGTCTGCGGTGCGTGCGGAGTAGACCCTGGCGCTGTAGCGAGAGCGAACGAATGAACGAGAGTCGCACCATTGTCGATGTAGACGTCGAGGGTGAGAGCGTCAGGGTTGTTCCCGAACACCGTTCCTGTCACTGATTCCGCAACGGTGATGACCACCGACGACCCAGCAGCGGTGTCCTGAACAGCAGCCGTCGCCGTCCAGATCCGTGAGCCCAAAGCCTGGGACATGACAAGGGTGGAGATGCGACTGACGACGGCCATCAGGACGCCCAGGTCGCAGCGGCACGATCAGCCCAGGCGAAACCACTAGCAGTCTCCACGGCACCCAGGGGCTTACCACTGGCATCAAGAGTTACTCGGCTACCACGAAACGCAACGGTTGCAGCAGCGGTGCCGTCAGGTGCCTCTGCGACATAAATTCTGGTTGGGTCACTTGAAGTTACGTCAAGCCACAAGTGATACCCGGTTGCCGGTGACCTGGCTAGCATCCGTTCAACCAACCCCCGCTGGTCCGACACCTTGACGTTCCCACTGGTGAGGGTCGCATCCTTCGCCAACCCGGTTTCTGGATTTGTTGTGGGATTAGAGATTGCAACAGTTCCATCAACTGTGATCGGACCAGAACCATCGCTAACCGTGACTGCCCCATGCACCAACTGATCGTCAGTGGCTTTCGTCAGGGCTAGGGTTGCGTCCCGAATTGCTGTTGCCAACGCCTCCAACCCGTCTACGGCTGCCAAAACACTAGCCAGGGTTGCGTCCTTGGCTAAACCAGATGGGATAACTGGCATCAGGTCACCGTCCAGAAATCAACTAAATTTCCAAGCGCGTCTGTCTCTACCCACAATGCCGGTGTCACAGGGTCTACCGGAGAAGTTTCTTGGATGTATACGTTCTGAATTCCGAACCCACGGATTCCCTGAATGCCTTGAGTCCCCGGAACCTCTAATGTTGTGACAATAGGATTTGGGAGAACAATAACTTCTGTAACAGAAGGAGTAAAAGTAACAGCAATTTCTGAATCTTGAGTCAGGGCTACTGTTGCATCTTCGTTAACGACAGAAACAATCGTTGTGTTGTCTACAACGATTGTGTTGCCTTCTACAGTGAGAAGAATATCCGTCACGGAGATACGCCTACTCCCCTAGTGACGTTAGGGTTGATCTTTACCTTTCCTTGCAGGAGTCTTGTAACATCACCACTAGGGGCAACAATTTCTAGGTCATAAACACCTACAGAAATTGTAAGTGCCGTAGTCAACGTGTCGCTGACTTTGACAGTACAGTGACCAATATTATCAAAAGTAAACTGCACCCCAGAGATATCTAACGCTGGGGTCGCATCAGCCATTGTACCTCTTACCTGCATCCTCCCAGAATATCCGGTGAGATCGACATAGGTGAGGTCATTATTCTGTAGCCGTAATGGGAGAATAAAAGTTGCTCCCTTTTCGATGGTCAAGTTCAATGTTGCTGCTGCCATTTTTCTCTACCTCTTTGTAAATAAGTGTAGGAAGCCGTCTGGGTTCAGCCCCAAGAAGGTCTTCTTCACTGCGCTCCCTTTCGTCGGACCCAGACCTCGGGCTCCTGAATAAGAAATCGTCACGGTGGTCGGCTAACTGACTCGGGCTGGCATGACTTAGGCGAGCCGACCACCGCGACATGATGTTGCCAACGGGCGTTGTCAGCTAGACAGGTGCCCCGAATCCTGGGGGCGGCACCATGCTCATCGCTCGCCCTCCCGACCTTCGCGCTCCGGCCTACGGACCCCACCGAGGTCGAAGACCGCGTCGGGCTGACTGGCCGCCTTGCGGTACCGCTCCGCGATGACCTCGTCCAGGATGGCGATCTGGGACACCGCAGCGTCCACCGCCTCAGCCATCTCTCGCAGCTTGCGGATCGGCACCTGGCCCAGCTTGGAGACCTCGATGCGGAAGGCGTCACCCTTGAGCTCGTAGATGGCCAGCAGATCCTTGGTGGAGACCGCGTCGGTGCTCGCCGTCTTCTTGTCCAGGTTCTGGTCCTTGTCCACCCGGACCAGCAAGCCGTTGACGAACGGGTCGAACTTGGGGTCCGACACGTTCTCCTGGTTCATCTCCCGGTCGGCCCTGGAGATCCGCAGCTTCTGCCCCGACTTCTTGGGCCCCACCGACAGGTCCTTGTTGATCGGCTGGCCGTTGCGGGTGTAGCTGGTGACCTGGACCCAGACCCGGCCCTCGGTCGTGATCTCCCAGGTCTCCATGTCCTTGGTGGCATCGTCCTCGATGCTGCGATTGGTGCCCTGCGAGGCGCCGTACTCGTGAGGCGCAGTGTGCACTGTGCCTGCGTGCTTCTGGGGCGTCTTGCCCTGTGTCACCAGGCGCTTTGCCGCGCCCGCCGCTGTCCCTGCCATTACTGCCGCCCAGTCTGCTGGTTGCCCAGCCAGTCGTTGGTGCTGACGCGGGCGGTGTCCGCCCTACAGGGGAGTTGTCGGCTCAGGAGGGTCATCATCTTCGTGCTGGTCAGCGCAAGACCATCCCTCGGGAGGGAGGAAGGGAGCGTCTCCTTCGCCCAGACCCAGAAGCTCGCTGGGGCTAGCAAGTTCCGGGCTCCCCTCCCCGATGTGCCCGGTAGTAGGCAATGCACGTACAGCACAGCACGCAGTCGAAGTTGTAGCGAACAGCGTCCGCCACGAACACCACATGTAGATCGAGAAGACCGGGCTGCACTGAACGCGAGCAGTCCCAGCAGGACGTGAAGCCATCGAGGTCATCATCCTTGACGCCCATCTCCTGAATCACATCCGCCGTCACCAGTAGGTCGGTGTTGACCTCTCCGATCTTCATGCTGACCTCTGGAGGTAGGAAACTGCGTCGATGTACCACTGGAGCTTGGCGCTCTGGTGAAGACGAACATTGCAGCCTCGACACAACATCCCACGGAAGATCCCAGTTTCATGATCGTGGTCCACGTCAGTGGCTGCGTTCGCGCAAGAGGCAATACGACAGATCGGGTCTCTGGCTAGTTCCGCCTGCATATCCTCCGGCGTCATGGGACGCGGTCCAACTACCGGCGACACATAGGTGATCTTGGCGTACCGACGCTTCTGACCCTCGATCCTCTTGGCCTCGGTGCGGTCAGGACGACCCCGCTCGTACTCCCTCATCTTGCCAAGGTGGCACTCCTTGCAGATGGAATAGAGGTAGCCCTTCGACCTGTAAAACTCCTCGATGGGTCGCAAGCGAGCGCACTTGGTACAGACCTTCTCCTGGAGACCAGCTCGCTCGACCTGGACCGATTCACGACGAGCAGCAGCACGTTCCTTGAGGTCGAGCTCGTAGCAGTTGGTCGAACAGAACCGCTTGGAGCTCAACGTCCAGGAGGACCACTCAAAGAGGTTCTCGCAGAGCACCCGGCCGCAAGGACGGCGCTCTCGCACCTCCGGCTCCCGTCCCGCAAAGCGGTACTGACGAGCCCTCTCGTTCTTGTGCTCTCGGCAATAGGCATCCGTTCCCTTCCGTCCAGTGATCCGTTCTTGATCGCAACCTTGAGGCCATGCACATTGAGTCATGCGAGAGAACGTATGACTAAAGTTCCATCATGTCAAATGTAGATTATCGTCACTACTGTTCCAGGAAAGATTGTTGACTACTTCGTACATGCAGACATACGAGAGGGGCACCTCCCGAAGAAGATGCCCCTCTGTAATGTACGGGAAGCTGTTACACTTCCGTAACGCTGGAGTCGACCAGGCGGCGGGACTGTTCGGGGTGATGTACGAGTCCCCCGATATCCTTCCTAGCCCTATAGTGCCTGTAGTCTACCGTGTTTTCCTCCCACGACTTCGTGACGAGATCGCCGTACATGGCGAACTTGCCGACCGTGCCGCCGAAGACCCACAGCTCGTTCGCCGGGATGTAGGGCAGCGCGTTCTCATCCGTGTAGTTGATGACCTGGATGACGTTCGCGCCACGGTAGACACCGAGCCGACCCTTGGCCCGGATCTCCTCCGTCGCCTCGGGGTCGAACCCGAGGTTGAAGTCGGAGAGCTGGTCGACCATGGAGGCCCGCCCGATGATGGTCACCGGGACCGGGCCGACGCCGTTGGGCTTGATGGCGTCACGGACCTCCCGGATCGCCGTGTCGACCTGGGTCTTGGTGATACCCGACGACGCCACGTAGTACGGGCTGGAGCTCGGCACCGCCTCCTGGAGGAGGTTGAACATGCGCCGGTTGACCTCGGCCTCCAGCCGGGCCTGGCCGAGGGTGACCATGTCCTCGATGGACTCCGCGAAGTTGGCTCGCAGCTTGTCCTCGTGCTCGGAGACGTGGAAACCGATGGTGTCCCTGGGAAGCTCCCAGTCCTCGACCTTGAGCTGGCTCTCCTCGATGTACCCACCCCGAGAGGTGTAGAACACCTTGAGGCCACGCCGCTCGCGAACGATCACCCGGTCGAACTCCCCGACACGCTCCACCTGGAAGTACGTGCCAAACAGGTTCTCGAAGGTGAACTGGTAGTCCAGGATGGACGCGACGTCGGACGCCACCTCGCGGTGGAATGCCGGGTCGTCCCACTCGGACTTGGCCCGCTCGTTGAGATCGGCCGCCTGCCGCTCGTACTCCGCGAAGGCCTCCGGGTTGTGACCCCAGGGGTTCGCGCCGCCCAGGGTCCGGTTGAAGTCCATGACACCGCTCATCGCGTGAGCACCGCCTCGCAGTAGTCGGTACCGTTCGTGAGCGTGATGCGGAGCATGGAGTCCGAGACCCCGGTGCCCTTGACGAACCGGGTGCCATCCCAGGCCAGGTAGTCCAGGACGCCTGGGGCGCCCGTGGTCAGGTCGACCATGGTGACGGCCGCGAGGGTGCGACCGTCTGCTCGCGTCTGGGCGGCGGTGTTCTTGAACCACACCTTCGCCCCGGCGCCGGAGCAGATGACTGCCAGCCGGTTGTTGCGGGCGACCCCGTAGTAGAAGGAGTCGATGCGGGACGGGGCGTAGATGCTCCGGTCCCAGATCTCCTCCTGCACCAGCAGGCCGACCGTGCCGCCCTCACCGACCGCGTTGGCGGTGGCCGCCTTGACGTACCCGGCACTTGCCGTGTCGAACATCACCAGGGTGCCGAGACGGAAGGTGCCCGTCACCGGAACCTTCTGGCGACCCTCGCGGTTGAGGACCGACTCATCGCTGCGTCGGAACCCGAAGTTCAGCCCGTAGTCACTTGACATAGTTATGCACCCCACTCATTCGCCATGGTGATCAGCTCTTTCCGGCCATCGCGGCGCGGCGCGCAGCGAACAGCCCGGTGATGGGGGACTTCTCGGTCTTCTTGTTGCCCAGGTCGCCACCTCGGAAGGCAGCGGACTCGCGCGGCGGTGCAGCAGCGGCCTTCTGGGTGGCGGCCGTGTGCATGGCGTCGCCCTTGCCCTTGCCGCATACCGAGCACTCAGACGGCTCGTCACCTTCGGGCTTGAAGGCGTGCGGCCCGACTGCGGCCACCTCGCGCAGCGACTCCAGGTACTCGCCGAAGGTCTCGTCGGCCATCGCCACGATCCGGGTCTCGCGCTCGCCCTCGACCTTCAGGGCCGGAGCAACCTCAGCCAGCTTGGCGACCCGCTCGGTGCGCTTCGCCTCCTGGGCCTTCTGCGTCTCGACGGACTCCTTGAAGTCCGCGAGCTCCTTGTCGGCAGTCGCCTTGGCCTCCTCGGCAGCAGTGGCCCGAAGCTCCAGCGCGTCCTTCTCGTTCGAGATGGACGTCACCTGCTCCTGAGCCTTCGCCGTCTCAGCCTTGGCGGCAGCCGTCTCGCGCTCGACGGCGTCCGCAACAAGTGCGTACGCCTCGCCCTCGGTGAAGGTGCGATCGGCCATGCCTGACCTCCTCCTGCTATCGGAGGCCGAGCACGCCTCGGCCCTCGCTGCCTATTTCGACAGGAGGGCCGAGGAACTGACGCTGCTAACGCGCGTTGGCAGAGTCACCTGATGTGGCTGGGGCCAGGAACTCAGAGACCCTGATTAGCCGGGGCTTATCAGAACCCAGGCGTGGAGCTGGTCTCGATGTCCCGGACACCCTGCTCCGCAAAGGGAAACTGGGCCGCCTTGCTCACCAGCGCCGGGTTGGGATTGCCGTCCCCGGGCAGGTTGTGCGGCGCCCGCTCGTTCGCCAGCGTGTTGGAGAACGTGGTGTCCACGTCCGGCGCAGTGCTCAGGCCTCGGGCCGGAGAGTGCGCCAGATAGGCCAGCGGATCGGCACCGGACAGCTCGTCGCTGCTGGGCATCTCAGGTCTCCTCAGGTGTGATCTTGGTATGCGCCGTCACGGTCAGCGTACTGACATGCGGGTGCACCGCAGGGCCGGGCGCCCCGATGGTGATGTCCGGATGGGTCATCTCCGGATGCGAGACGTCCGGGTCGTAGTCGATCACGTTGTCCGGAGACTGGTCAATCACGTTGTCTGGCTGCTCGGTCATCCGATGATCCCCTTGTCGGTGTCAGTGGGCGGCGTCTGACCCTGCGGCTGGATCGCCTTGTCCTGCGTAGGACTTACATCGGCAGAATCGAGCTGGGACTGGTTGGTCGCACCCGCGCGCTCGGCCGGGTTCTCCAGACCAGCCACCGGGACGACAGCGGGCGTTGTCACCACGGAGCCGTAGGTGAACCCGGTCGTGTAGGTCCCCAGGTTGAACGCGGCGGTCAGCGGCACCACCGTGTGAGTGTGACCGACCTCGGCCTGCCGGACCACCACGATGCCCGACCCGGCGCCGACCATGGTCAGCACGTTGTTCTCGTTCTCCCCGGACCCGACAGACAGTGAGGCGACCTTGACCACGGCTCCAGCACTGCCGTCCAAGGGGCCCCAGAGGTCCGAGCCGGTCTCCAGGGTGGTCTTGCCGGGGATGACGTCAGCCTCAACCTCCGCGAAGGTGGTGCCACCGCCCGTCAGCGCGGTGAAGTCGATGACCGCACCGTCCGTCCAGGTGACGGCGACGGTCTGGCTCAGCCAGCTACCGCCCTCAAGATCGGTCCAGCGGTAGGTAACTGCGGGCCACACCATCACGTGCCTCCTGTTGCGTTGGCGTACTGGACGATCTGGGCCACCATGGTGACGGCCTCTTCCTCACTGAGTCCAGTGAGGGATGCTTCCTGCCCCTCGATATGCATGGCGGCCTGGCGCATCACGCTGGCGTTGGCACCGCTCCAGCCCGGCCGGAGACCGCCCAGTATGACAGCTCCACCGAGGAAGCTGGGGTCCTTGAACTGCCGGTTACCGCCCTGCTTGACGTGCGCGCACCGGGTCTGCGGCTGGAGCATGTACTCGCCGTAGGCCTGGGTGTGCGAACACCCGGGCTGGAGGCAGGCCACCTCGCGGGACACGCACTCCATGGACTGCCAGAGCTTGCGCTCGTCGCTGGCGTGCGCGATCTGGCGCGCCTCGGTCGGGTACAGGTAGCGCCAGACCGGCGCCAGCGTCCGGATGTGGGTGTTCGGCGGCTCCACGCCCATCGCCGCAGCGGCCTGCCGGTCCCCGTCGCCCACCAGTACCAACTTGGCTGCCGCGATGGTCCCGATGATGTGCCGCTCCTCGTGCAGCCAGTTCAGCGGCCCGTGCGGCACGGTGGGCTCGCCCATCTCCAGGTCCTGGGTGGACCAGGCCGCCTTGTTCCGGTTGGGCCGGTCAGCCTCCACGTAGCGGCCTTCGATCCACAGGAAGTGCGGATTCTGCGCGGACGCCTTCTCCCAAGCCGCCGCAAGCTCGCGCGGCATGTCGTCGCCGGGCTGGCTGAACACGCTGGCCGGAGCGGTGAGGATGGTCTTGTCGCCGAGCTGCGTCACGAACGCCACGGTGCGAACGGGCGTTGGCAGAGTCACTTCGGGCTCTCGCTCCCGAGCCTCCAGCCGCTTCACGGTGACGAAGTTGGTGTCCGCGTCACCGTCCCCGGTGTTCTGGTGCACCTCGTCGTCGGCCGCATAGCCGCACAGCGCGCAGAGCTTGTAGGCCGCGTCCACGCTGTTCAGGCCCTCCAGCGCCTGGAACGGGTGCCGCTGGAGCACGATCTCGCCGTAGCCCTCCTTCGGGCCCGCACCTGTGCCGGGACTGACGATCACCTCGTTGCCATCACCCTCGGCTGCCACCTGGACGCCACGTGCCTCGGTGCCGTAGCCCATCCCCGAGGGCATCCCGGGCGTGTGGCAACTGGCGCCCATGGACTGACCGCAGGCCACGCAGGGGATCTGGTTGAACGCAGTGCTGCCGGAGGAGTAGGCGTGCGACCGACGCGGCTGGGTCATCCGACGTCCGGTAGCCAGACCTCCCATGTCAGCCGACAGGAGCCGGATGCCGTCCCCGCTGGCGCTGCCGCCCATCAGGTGGTTCACCCCGCCCTTGGCCGGGTTGACGTGCGACGGGTCGTTGGCCGGAAGACCGCACTGAGCACAGGCCGGAAGGCTCTGCGGGAACATGAATCCGTGCGGCCGGGCGCTCATGTCCACGGCTGCCTTCTGGGTGATCGGCTCACTCATGACGTTTTGCCCTTCGTGGACTGCTGGCCGGATGCCGAGGCGGCAGGCGCCTTGGTGACGTTCTTGGTGGGAGTGCCTCCGCCTGCTGGACGGCCACCACGAGCTCCAGCAGCTCCTTGCGCAACGGGTGGGGCGCCAGAAGCCGCTCCAGTACCGCCACCCCCGCCATTGGCACTGAAAGGCACCATCGTCTGGAAGATGTCATCCAGTCCACTGTCAGCCTCCAGGTCGCGGCGCATGGCCTCCACCGCCTGGTCGAAGCCGAAGTACTCCAGCACCGACTCGCGGGACAGCTCGTTCATCGTGCGCAGGCTGATGATCGACTGGGCCCAGCCGGTGTCGTCGTCCAGCGCCACATGGGACGGCACGAAAGCCAGGTTGGGCTGGTCCTTGAAGACGCCCGCATTCCTGGGGTGCTCCACGATGGCCTTGGCGATCTCGCGCTCCAGGAACCTGCGCAGCATGTGCCGCTTGTTCTCCAGCCCGCGCGCCACCAGGCGACCTTGCTGGAGGGAGTTGTCGCCACGGTTGCCTGACCGGGAGCCGGATGCCGCAAACAGCCCCAGCACCGCTTGGGTGATGCGGTTGTCCAGCACGTCGTACTTCTCCGGCGACAGGGTGAAGTCCTGCTTGGGAGTGATGATCTCGATCTCCAGCCGGTGATCGGAGATGATCACCGGCAGCTTGGCGACGTAGTCGAAGTTCTCCTGGAGATTGGCGATCTCCTCGGGGTAGGCCGGGTCCTCCTTGGAGCCCTTCTTCACCAGCAGGATGTAGTTGGCCGCGCCGATGAGGTTGACCCGGTCGGCCTCCATGAGCTGCTGCTTGAGGTCGAGCAGCTTGAACACCCGCTTGAGTCGGATGTCGGGAAACCGCAGGTGGTCCGGCTTGGTCTGGCTATGCCGCTTCACCAGGTCCGGATTGAGCAGCACCAGCCGAGAGACGTCCACCCCGAGGGCGGTGAGCTCCTGGAGCTCGTACGGGTCGGCCACCATGTACTGGCCGCTGTAGAAACGCTCCATCAGCTCGTCCATCAAGGTGCCGTCCATCACCGAGTAGTACTGGCTGATCTCCTGTGGAGTTGCCTGCCAGGCAAGGGATTCCTGCCCGAAGGCCATCATTCCCACCGGCACGATCTTCAGCGAGTCCAGCGTCGTGATGGCCTTGGGGTACCAGACGTCGTAGGACAGCTTGCGCTGGTTGCCCTTCTTGGTCTTGCCGCGCACCTTGAAGGTCCCCTGCCCCCACCAGAAGCCCACACAGACTTGAGAGTATGTAAAAGTCTCGCGGTACATCTTGCGCACCAGCGCATCCATGTCGATCTCGGCGCTGATCTGGTTGAAGACGTCGGCCTCGTCCGGCTCCGAGGACTCCCACTTGATCCCCTGGAACGCCAGCGACTCGGTCAGCTCCGCGATGCCACCGACGATGTCGTCGTTCTGCACGGCGGTACGGGCGATGGACATCTGGCGGTACTGGTTGTCCGGTGCCACGTAGGCGCCACGGTCGAACATCGAAGAGCGGTTGGTCGCGGCCCTGGCATTGTCGACCCACCGGGAGAGCTGGGCAGCCATCTGACGCATCTTGGGGTCGAGCTCGTCCTGCGTCGCAGGCAGAACATCCCCGCTGTAGACCACGTCAACCTGCGCCATCGTTCTCCCTATCGGACCATGTCGAGGTCTTGCCGCATCAGGGCGATGCGACTCGTATTGAGGCGGTACTGCCTGTCTAACTCCTCCAGGATCGGGGTTACTTGTTGAGTTCTCAGTCTTGTGTATTGCCGGTCGTGGGACTCCACGAGCTGGAGGTCGGTCCACAGTTCCGTGAGCCGGGCCGAGAAGGCGGAGGACTCCACCAGTACCTGGTCGGGCTGCTTGGAGTGCCAGGTCCGGATGGCGGCCTTGACGCCCGCGAGCTCCATGAGGATCTCGACCCTGGTGCCAATGGCCGCCGCCAGCCGCACCGGGTCCTCGAAGGCCGACATCAGGCTGGTGGGACCGCTCGTGACCGTGCTAACGCCCGTTCGCAGGGGGGGCATCCCGTCGCTCAGGGCCGCCAGCAGTACGGGATCGACCGGAGCCTGGCTGACGAAGCCGGACTCCTGGTCACCCTTCATCGTTGCCACGGGACACATGCTCACTCCTTCGGTTGGGAGCAGCTCGAAACCGACGAGAACTGCTCGATTCTGCTCGATTCTGGTCCATCCATGCAGGTCAGAGGCTATGCGGCTGGTCCGACAGTTAGTTGCCCATAAAGGCGTCCAGCACCGGCCCGTTGCGCCGGGTGCGACCCATGACCTGCTCGATACCGTCCAGGCTCTTGCCCAGCACGGCCAGCTTGGCAGCATCCATGGTGTGGAAGCTGCTTCCACCCCCGTAGCGGGCCACCTTGCGGCCCTTGTCACTGGCATCCCGGGCATACACGATCACCTGGCCCTGGAACTCGCCCAGCAGCTCGGTGTCGTAGGGCAGCTCCATCATGCCGCCGTCCACCAGGCTCCGAAGCTCGTCCGTGGCGTGCTCGATGATGTTCTTCTCGATGACGGCGTCTTCGGGCTTCTCCCGACGCTCCAGCGGCCGGTCATCGAACGCCACAGCTCGCTTCTCCGAGAATCCGTAGCCCTTGATGCGCACCGCGTGCTTATGCAACCGCCCGCCCCTAGTGGTCTCCTGCCAGATCGGCAGCCCCAGCCCAGTGTTGTGCGTCAGCAGGTGATGCCGCGTCACGTATAGATGGTCCTCTGCCGCCACCCTGATGCAGACCGAGTCCTCCTCGCCGTCAGGTTCGATGCTGGCGATGTACCGCTTCAATGGTCGTACCCGCGCCACGACGGCGTCTCTCTTGCGAGAGAGACGAAACGGAATCAGCCCTTCCGGCATGGCGATGCTTGCTCGATATGCCGTCCGTCCGGCCTTGCCGTTGCAACTGGTCGCGTGGGCTGCGTAACGGGCCGATCCGCCGAGGGACTCCACCAACGTAACGACATCCTTGATCAACTGCTCCGAAGATGACCTGATGCCGCAGGACGACCGTCCATGCTGGACGCTCACCCAGCCGTCGGTGTCCATGATCCCCTGGAGCAGGAGTAGGCGGTCCGCCCAGGGTGCCGTCAGGTACTCGGACGGCACGGCCTTCTCGTGCGAACGCTTGCCCGCCAGGTCCAACTCGCGCAGGCTTGCAAGAAGGCCGCACGACGGCGGGAACTGACCCTTGGCGTTCCGTGCCCTAACGGGTTCGACCACCTGGTAGTTGCACCGGTCGGTGTGTCTCAAGACGTGGCCATCCGGAAGGCGACCCTCTACCTCTGCGAGGATCTCCGGGTCGACGCTGGAGAAGCGGACACCAGTCTTGCGGAGGTTGCCATCTCCGAGCAGGGCGCCCAGCAGGTATGGATCAACGGGCCTCTCGCCACTCCCCGCTAGATCGGCGGGAGCTGACAGCATCGGCACCGTCCAGTAGTTCTGTGACGCACCCGGCAGGGTTGCGGCGATCTGTTCAGTAGTCATCACAGCGGGATCACGATGCTGCGTGTGGTGCACAGTCCAAAGGTGCTCGGGACCACACCGCGTCCACGAGCCATCAGAGCAGGTAACTCGCATGACCCGTCGGTCTTCCTGGGGATACACGCCAGTCACCAAGGTGGGCTTGCCGTCCGACCCGATCACCTCATCACCAACTCGGAGAGAGCCAATGGCCCTCCATCCACCCGGAGTGAGTACCGGCTCGCTGACCGGCTGCATCTTGTCCAAGGCGAGGCTCTTGAGTCGGTCGCCGTAGAAGTCGGCCACCGCCATAATGACAGCCGCCTGGTCCACCGCCGAGATGCGCATCATGTGAATGCGCGTCAGTAGCCGCAGCACATCCTTCTCACCAACCTTGATCAGCCCGAACACCAACAGCTCGCTAGGGTCGTTCGTCATGCCGATGTCCATCCCGGCCCAGTAGCTCTTGTACCCAGGCAGCAGGTGACTGGCAGGGAGCTTCAGGTGACCCTCAATAGGCATCCCCGAGTGCTCAACGAACTCATATTCCAGCTTACGCTTGGCGTAGACGTTCTCGTTGTATTCCGTAGCCCAGGTGGACTCGCTCATCCGAACGCAAGCCATGAGCCGCGCTAGGACCAGTACTGGGGAACTGATGTCACCATGTTCCCCCAGGATGTTCCTTTTATAGTCAGGATTGTCCCGTGAACCACCGTACAGGGCGATCTTCTTGCGACGCTCCTCGGCGTTCCAGCCCGGACGGTGCATGGCCATGTAGCGATGCACATAGAACGGCAGATCAGGGTTGTCGTGCTGAGTAATGCGGTAGAACATATCCCGGACACCACGAGAAACGCCATGGACCCGCCACTGGCTACCAGGCGTGTCCTTCATCGTTTCGATCAGCTCTAGCCAGCCCTGCTCAGGGAAGTCTTGACCCTCATCGAGCTCCACCCTATGGGCGTGCTGTCCTTTGACGCCCGATCCAGTAGGCCCCGGTAAACGCCCCATGATGACAGCCCCGTTGATGAAAGTAGCCTGGAACTGCGGCTGATGTTTGATGCCACCGCCCTTCTGTCGAGGCAGCATCTCCCGACCTAAACGCACACGCATGAACAATCCCTCAATTTTGTCCACGATAGGCCCGAGGTGGTTGAGCTGCGGCGCCGTGATGAGCATCTCCTGGCCGGGGAAGTTGAACGGGAAGGCGAACGCCCGTAGCTGCACGCCAAGTGACTTGCCTAAATCGCGCCCCGCATGCTCGACCTGATACCGCTCCTCGCTGGTGTAGAGGCTCCACTGGTAATCCCTGACCCGAAAGCAAGGGTCGGGTTTGCCCGGCGTCTCGTCCAACATGCAGAACTCGGCCAGTTCGATCCCAGACGGGTCATCCAAGATCGCCGCCAAATACTTCTCGTCTTCGTCCAAGTCGGGAATAGCTGTCATGCCGGAACCAGATCTTCTCTCATGATGGCTTCTTTCCGGACAGGCGCTTCATGACACCGATGGACAGGTTCGGTCGTTCCGTCATGATCTCCCCGAGAACCTGCTGGACGTACAGGACCCGCCACTCCAGGAAGAAGGCCGGGTTGATCCGGCACCCGACAGCGATCTTGTCGAGCACGTAGAGATCGAGCTGCATGTGGGAGTAGTCGCCACGCAGCAGCTCGGACAGACGCCGGTCGCTGATCCCGGTCTTGATGCCCATGGCCCGTATGCTGCGGTCGCCCTGCAACTCCTTGAAGGCCACCGGAAATGGGTCCACGCTGAACTGTGGGGTGATCATCTTCCACAGGTCTGCCAGGTTGGCGTTCCTTGGCATCGTACGGCGGCCGTCGAGACGCTGCCCGGTCTCTCGCTTGCGGTCGTCGTACTTCGTCACCACGTAGATGTCACCCAAGATCTGGTGCATCACGTCCGGACGCCGATCAAAGAAATCGACCCATTCCTCGACGCCATGCTTGACGCTGGGATACGTCTCGCGGGCGTTCTGCCAGTCCGACACCTTCTGGACCATGGCTACAGCTCCCGCAGCCAGGCGCGTTGATTCTGGCGCCAGGCGGTGTCGATGGCATCGAACTCGGGGCGCATGACCTCACGGACCCAGTCCAGGATGTCGTCCGGCTTCTCCAAGCCCAGCTTGAACCGTTCCACCTCATCGGACCTGTCGTAGGCACCCACCATGGAGAAGAGCTGGTTGATCAGCGACAGCGCCTTGTGGACCTGCTTCTCGCGGTGGATGCCGTGCTCCCGTGCCCGGGCCTTGAGATTGACGATGTAGGACCCCACGGAGGTGAAGGCGTCCTTCTCGCGCTGCGCCTTGGTCAAGCCCAGGTCGTTCTTGATGGTCGAGATCAGCGGCGAGTTCTCCTTGATGACCTTCCGGCAGTCCGCTTCCTCGCCGGGCCCCAGGATCTCCTTGTAGTAGTTCTTCCCCGAGGCCAGCCAGCAGGTGGCCCGGTAGACCAGCAGCTCCATGAACAGCATCCGGTCCAGGTCCTGGAGATCAGAGACGGCCGAGAAGGTGTTCTCCGTCGTGTACTTCTTCTGCTGCTCGTTGTAGAAGTCCCGCTCGGCCGTGCCCTGGACGATGATCTCCTGTCCGGAGAGCATCTTGACGGTGAACCCACGCGGGCCTGCCGAGCTGGACTGGAGCGAGCTGGTGATGGTCACGGCCCGACTGTAGACGACAACGCCCGTTGCCGCCCCAGCATCCGGGGCAGATGTTGCTGGCGTGTCGTGCCTTCCGAGAGACTCGAACTCTCAACCTGCCCGCTTTAGAGGCGGGCCGCTCTGCCATTGAGCTAGAAAGGCTTGGTGCCCCCGCCAGGAGTCGAACCTGGCCACCCGAAGGTAACCAGGACTCCGCGCCCTCCCAGACGACGTCGATGAAGAACTCATTGGTGTCGCACGTGACGCTCCTCACCTGACCATGAACCTGGTGAGTGAAGGGCGAGTTCTTGAGGCGGACCCGTTGGCCGATCTCGAAGTGCCAGCTCCAACCGGCAGTTGATCCCGTGCTCACAGCGCCACCACCCTCAAGACGAACCGGGCACTCCCCCTGGTAGGCAAGGTCTTCTGGGCTGGGTGAATGAACGGCCAAGTGCGCTCGACGTATGTCTCGTCGTCATCTGGAATGACTTTGGCATCCATCAAACCGTCGCAACAATATTTTATTGCATATGCAAGGTTATCTTGATCGCGGGTACGAACAGTCGCTGGAATGTAGTGCAGCTCCACCCTGATGCGTCGACAAGGCGGAATCCGTTGAGCCCTAGCAAGTACATGCACCGCATCCCGCCAAGCCTTGGCCTTCCTGGCTTTTACGGCCCAGTGCTCCCTGTCGTTGAGGTTGGGAATCTCAGCCACGGTCTGAAACGGCAGATGCAGGCTCCACTCGCCCTGTAGCTGTCGGACTACCGGCACGGCCGCATCAGGCCGGACCGCAGCCGGGACGTCGACACGGAGGCCCTTCACCACTTGGAAATCGTCATAGGTGCCTGGATTCTCGCGATGGTGCCCTGAAGTATCTTCATGTCGAACTTCGCGCCCGTCACCACAATGTTGGGCCGCTTTGCGATTTGCTCGTCCATCCGAGCGGCATCGAGAACCTTCTGGACAGCCTGTTGGTCTAACCAGTATTCGGCCTCCTCTACGCTGGTGAACCGAGGCTGCGGCTCAGGGATCGGATTGTGCTCCTCCAGCCAGGCATCGGCTTCCTCCTGGGTCCGGAAGGTGGGCACCACCAGTGGCACGGCCTCGATGTACCGCCAGGGCACGTTGACCGGGAGGTTGTATGGCGACCCGTCCATCTCCTCCAGGTCCACCGTGCAGAAGCCGTTCTCGACGTAGGAGACCTTGCCGGTGCGACCGGCAAGGGTCGGGTGCGGATCCGAGATGACAACGCGCATTCTCACCTGCACTGCGGACCTGATGACGTCGAGATGAAGCGACCGGGACTTGTCCGCGTGGAAGGCATCGGCAGTCTTGATCCGGTCACCGCCGAAGTGTTCCTCGTGGTACAGGGACTTACCGCAGAGGCAGTTGCCACCATGGGATTCCTGGAAATAGTGCGGGTTCATAACGAGTCTTGACCGGCCCTAACGGACGTTCCGAACGGCACGAGCGGCTGGTCGCCCTTGACGTACAGCGGGTGACGCGGGTGGCCGTCCTTCGTCGTGCCGAGGCACCGCCAGTTCACATCGGGCACCAGGGCCATGACCTGAGCCACGCGCTCAGGCTTCGCGTTCGCGCCCCACGCTGCGACGACCGGGCGCTCGACGCAGGAGACCCCAGTGAGCATCCGCAGCAACTTGGTGTCGTTCTGCGGCCCCACGGCATCAACGCAGGTCAGGAGGGCTTTCGGGTCGGTCGCCCGGTAGGCGTAGAGGTTCACGACGTGGATGCCCGCGTAGCCCTCCCTCCGAGCGAAGCCCATGCACCGCCTGATCGTCGGGTCGTCGATGTCGGCGTCGGCCGTGGACGGGTTGAGCATCACGAAGGGCAGCAGCGCGCCGCCGGCCCAGCGGCGTGCCAGCGAGTAGCGGTAGGTCTCGCAGTTGCTGATGACCGCGTACTTCTCGATCGCCCGCAGAGGACCGCTGTCGGTTAGTTTCTGCTTATCCGACATCAGGACTCCCGGCCTTAGCGGTCGGTGGGCTCGCCTTCCTGCGACGGACCTTCCACTTGCTGTCGAACCAGTGGTCGGTCTTGTGTCGATCTACGCCGACGATCCGCTCGATGTCCTCAGCAGGAACGATCTCAGCCACGAGGACCACCGGCCTTATACGTCGGCACGTCGGCAACCGGAATGCCCTGATTGGTGCCAACGGTCACCAGCCCAGGCTCGTCGCAGCCTTCGATCCGGCATGACTGCACCCGCCCCGACGATCCGGGTGCGGCGAGGTCACGAGGCCAGCACATGTGCGGACGGACGAGCACCCCGGCGCACGGCCCCGCGGTCAGGTCGCAGGCGCACCGGCCGTCAGGACTCACGCGGTCCTTGCAGGCGTAGCAGTCCGTCTCCGGTGAGAGAGTCCGCCCCGGCATCACCATTGGCTCGGGTCGTTCAGGTAGGCGACGTAGGCGGCGGCACATCGCTCGCCGCAGACGGTCTCGCTCGATGAGGCTTCGAGCGGGTAGAGCGTTCCGCAGTTCGCGCAGGTGCGGAACTCGCCGCCTTCCTCCACGATCTTCTCGGCCAGCGCAGCCTTCATGGCAGCCAGTGAGTACACCCGCCCCTTGCTGGTCATGCGAGACTCCCCAGGCGGCGCGCGGCCATGTCCGCGTAGGTGGGGTTCACGTCCCCTACGACGTACTGCCGACCGCACTCTGCGGCGGCAGCCGCCACGGTGCCAGAACCAACGAACGGGTCCACGACAAGCCCTCCGGGAGGACAGGTCAACTCAATAAGCCACCGGCAGAACTCCTGGCCCTTTATGGTCGGGTGCCGAAGGTCGTTCGCCTTCTGAAACGCCGAGTTCTCTGATGAATAGGGGAAGTCCGTTCCGAACCAGCACGACGGGAACCGCTGCTTCCACTCCGGTACGGGCTGACGGCCCTTGTTCGGGATCGTCCCCGCTCGCTTGTTACGGAGCAGCGTCACCGGCTGGAAACGGAACCGCCCCTTCGTGGCGAAGATCAGCCAGTCGGAGTTCGGCTGGAATGTGCAGTCCAGGTTGGTCGCACCTGCGGGACGCTTCTGGCCGATGACGGGCTCGCGCATGGTGAACCCTGCCGCCTCTACGTCGCGGTAGTGATCGGGATAGACGGACCAGCCGGTGAACATCAGGACGGCGCTGCCGGGTCGCAGGACGCGGTACGCCTCCCGCGCCAGGAGCGCATAGGAGAAGGGCGCGGCGTCACCGTCGAGCATGTCGTGGGCGTCGTGCGTGTAGGGGTTCTGGTAGCCGATGCCATAGGGGGGATCGGTCAGGATCAAGTCCACCGACTCGTCGGGCAGATCGGCAAGCAACGCGGCGTAGTCCGCTGATAGCACCCGCCCCGACGTTGGGTCCGTGATCATGCCGGGTGCTCCTTGCAGTCGTTGTCGTGGAACGGGCAGGGACAGGTGTGGTCGCCGTCTGCGTCGGGCGTCTTGCCGCAGTGGTGACAGGCCAGAAGCGCATAGGCGCGGTAGGCGCGGGCGTCCGCGTGGAGACGCTCGGCCTTCCTCCGCAAGTCGCCTGCCAAGACCTCGGCGGCGTCTCCCCTTCGATCTTGCGCCTCGGCCCAGGTGAGGCACCAGTCGGCTGTCCACGTCTGCGGGCCAGTCGTCATCCGCCACAGCATGGGGTGCCGAGCCATCACGACCGCGCCAAGGTGAGGGTGGAACTCGCTGATCTCGGTTCGACAGGTGGGGCAGGTGAACATCTCGACGTGCCAACGCCAGCAGCGAGTGCGGTGTCCGCAGAGGTCACAGGGACGCAGCGTAAGCAACCGAACGATGCCCTTGGCGATGACTCGGTAAGGACCGCTAGCGGTCACTCCGTCCCTCCCAATAGCTGGCCCAGCAGATGCAACGTCTCCCCGAGTCCCATCCCCGCGATCTTGTCCTCACCGATCAGCTCGTAGAAGACATCGTGGTAGTAGTCCGCGAGCTTCTGGCGCATCCAGTCCGGGTTGTAGCCGGTCAGAATCCACTCCTCCAGCCACTCAGTAGCTCGCAGTCCCGACCCGTCGTAGTAGCAGATCCCACTACCGATCACGTCACAGTCGAGGTTCTCGTGTTGGTACTCGCCCGTCCGCACGCGACGGTGGTAACCCACGTCCACGCCCATCGGCCACATGGCGCCCACCCTGGACTCCAGGGCCACGATGCCGGTGTCGTCCACCGGCCGAGGGACGTAGATGAAGCTCACCGCACCGCTGATGCCCCGCACCGCATGAACTGTCTTCACGAAGTCGGTCGGCTGGTGACCCTCAGTGAAGGGAAACTCCAGCACCTTGTAGACCAGTTCAGCCTCCATCATTCGTCTTCTCCCATCAGGGCGATCACAAACTGCTGGGCGATCTCGCAGTGGCCGTCAGCGGCCAGCATCGCCTCGCGCAGCGCCTTCATTTCGCTCATCAGCTCGACGTACCGCTTGGCCACGCCCGCGACGGACCCGTCCGACCGCAGGTGCTTGGGCTGGGCCAGCAGGGTGCTCATCTGACTCACGAGGTCGGAGATTCCGCGACAGACGTAGTCCACCCGGTCGTCGCTGTAGCGCGTGACAGTACGGCGGTCGACCGTCTTCTTGGGCCCCTTGCTCAGGTCCACCATCCTGGTCTGCATGGTGGTAGTCGCCTCCCAGACATTTGCTTCCAGTACATCCAGAAAGGGAGTCTTCCCTCCCTTCTGGTTCTCTGCCACCAGGGCACTCCAGGTACCGGTGGACATCACCAGACTCCCTGAGTCGAGCGGACATCCCCCGCCGTCGAGGTTCGCCGATGGCCCAGGGTTAATCGTCACCAGCCCCAACCGGAACGTGTCGTTGAGTGCCACCAGACAGCCACAGAACGTGCCAGCCTCCACGTTCAGCCGGGCCAACCGCAAGGTGCCACGCCCCTGGTTGGTCGACGTGGACTGGAAGTTCATGTCAGGACGGGACGCGACGGCCATCAGGCACCCTCAGGGATCGGTACTTGCCGGGCTCGGTGGTGACCAGCCCTTGCTTCGCCAGGGCCACCAGGTGGTACCGGACCGTGGATCGGCTCAACGGCCCGACGTGATCCGCAATCTCGGTGAGCGAGGGTCCGTAACCGTACTGCCTGATGTAGTCCTTGATGTACGTGAAGATCTCCCGACGCCTGTCGAGGCCCTGCTGGACGAGCTCCGTGCTGGCCATTTCCTGCTCCTGACTACTTTGTACTATGACACTACGGGTTGGCGGCCCTCGCCGCAAGTGATTACGTCAGTGGCGCAATCTTTTCCAGGCAGGACGCAACCTGCTCGCGTTCCATCTCGGTGACCCCGGCCAACCGGCACTTGACGCAGACCGGTAGTTCGCTGGTGTTGGAGCCTCGGGCCGTCCAGGAGGAGCCGCCGCACAGGTAGCGGACCATCATCAGGACCGGCTGGCCACGGTCCCAGGCAATCCAGCCGAACCTGGGCATGTGAGCGTACTTGGCGCTCTTGGTGGGAATGTAGAACCGGGACTTCAGGGCGGCTGGCGTCACCCGGTACCCGCGCATCATGACGCTCACCAGTGGACGCGGCATCCGGCCCCACCGCATGTGCTGCATCTGGGCGTAGTGGACCGCGTTGATGGCCCGGTAGGCCTCGACGGGCGCCGCACACCGGTTGCCGTAGCTCTGGCCGTGGTAGCTCACCAGCCGCGTCCCATCGCCAGGGCGTCTGTCCGTAGCTGCTCAGCCAGGCCCTGGTAGTCCTGCTCACCTGGACCCACCTCACCGAACAGGCGCTGGTCGTTGAGCACGCCCTCACACCAGTCACGCAGCAACCCTCCGACCAGCGCGGCCCGGTTGATCGTGGCGATCTGGCGACCCTGGAGCCAGCGGGTGGGAGTCGCCGTGATCACCTCGTAGGCCGTCATGGCAGCACCTCCACCAGCAGCCGCCTGCGGCCCCAGCGGGCGCACTGGGCCCCGGAGCTCATGAACAGGTCCAAGCTGGAGCAGCAGCCGATTCTGTCGGTCACGGTGACCACACCCACGCCCGGCACCCTCAGCCTGGTCCCCAGCGGCCACCTGTTGCCCGCTGCGGCCCCCACGTAGGGCCACTGGCCGTTCGCCATCCGGTTCCCGGTACTGGTGTAGGCCGTCACTGACAGCCACATCATGTTGGTTAGTTGGTTACCAACTGCTTCGGTGGAGATCGGCCGGATGGCTGGCTGGGTGGATCGGGACCGGCTGGCCCGGAGGTCTCGGGCATGTAACAGCAACCTGACAATAACCTGTAAGTGATCTTCGTCGACCTGTGAGCGTGTTTGAGCGCGGATTTGACCCTGCGAACGGGCGTTAGCAACGACAAGTGACCTCGGTTTCCCGATCTCTACGGGCTGGCTGGAGGGAGCGATGAGGCAGAGGGCGGCCAGGAAGCTGCTGAACAGCGTGCGCCTCAAACGAGCTCCCGTGACTGCGCGCGGAGCTTCACCTGGGCACGGATGAAGCCGTTGACCGTCTCCAGACACCCGATGTTCCAGATGGTGTTCCACTCGGGCACGAAGACGTAGCAGCGCCACGGACCGTGCCACTTGATCGTGCCGAGCCGGTCGCCGCTGGAGTTGGACATCACGGCCCAGATCTTCGTCTTTCCGGTGTTGCCGACTTCATCGAAGTGGATGTACTCGATCGCCATTACGTTCTCCTCTTGCTAGACGGCGTGTCGTTCTGTACTCTCCTGTGCAGACGGTCCGGCGTAGCGCCTTGTCGTCAGCTCAGCCCCGCATCCAGCTTCTGGGCCGGACACGCGGGGCTGAGCCTTGTGCGGGTACTTGCGTAGGTGGTCCGGTCCGTGTACGGTCCTCGGCACGGCCCAGAAGCCATGGCACTCCATGAGTGTGGCGGATACCGCGAGGTCCACCGGCGCTAAGGACTCTGACACGACGGGCGACCGACGGGCAGAACCTGCTCCTTCATCCACCTGAAGCTCTTGAAGAGCCCGGGGGGGTAGGGGGGGCGTTCTCTCCCTCTTCTCTGGATTCAACCTCAGGGCAGGATTCAAGATCGTTCTTCTTGATTTCGCCGAGGGACGGCCGCTGATCCTCCAGCCATCTTGTGTACCCGGGATCCCCAGCAATCCGTTCCATGTCGGTGACCTCGCTGAACTCCATCTGCGTGACAGTCACCGGCCCAGAACGGTCTGCCCAGGACTGCTCTTCCTCCGCGCGCGAGGGACCGGGCTTGCGTCCGATGACGCGACGGGTCTGCTGATCGGTGGCTGCCGGACGGCGCTTGCTCATCGTGGGTGCGCCTGGCCGTCGTCCTTGCCGGGCCAGTCGTGGCCGTTGAGCTCGCCGCACCAGCACTCGGGGCTCTTGCCACCGAGCACGGGTAGGTAGGGCACGTTCTTGGTCCGCACCACCCCACGACCCTTGTTCCAGGTCCCGGACTGCATCGTCTCGTAGTCGTCCCGGTTGGCCATGTCGTACTGGTCCAGCGTCGGCTTGCGTCGGCTTGCAGGCCACCTCCTGCTCATGATGGAGTCCTGGCGGGTGCGGTCATCCAGTTGCGTCGGGCGCGGAGCGGGTGCATGAGCACCCAGAGCAGGTCTCGCGTGCGGGTCCATCGCCGCTGTCCGCACAGTGGGCAGAGGTCTCTCACGATGGTCTCCCTGCGCGAGGGATGCCGTGGCATTCGATGTCGCCCGTTTCGCCATGGACCCAGATGTCACTGTCGCGTGTCTCCAGCACGGCAACGCACAGGGGGCATGGCCGGTAGGGGAAGTTGTCGGGCTCCGCTCCGAGGCCCGCGCTGGGAGGCAGCCAGCCTGCCGGTATCCCTTGGGACTCGACGATGTAGGTCGGAGTCCGCCCCTCGGTCATGCGGACCACGCGGGGTCTACGCCGCCGTCACCGAGGAGGACGCGGGCCTCCTGTAGCGCGGCGAGCAGGGCGTTCTGCGCCTCGTTCTTGGCCTGCTCGTAGCCCTCGTTCCACGGGCTGTTGGTCGCGCCTCCGCCGTACCCGAGGGGGCGGACGGCGCGGTCCACGATCTGCCACGCCTCGTTGAGCGCCTTCGCGTATGCCCAGCGAGCCGCCTCGGTGTCGCACAGGGGGTGATGTCCGTTCCCCGGCGCGTATCCGCAGATGTGAGGCTCCGTCATGCCGCCCTCCTCGGTAGTTGATGTTGAGAGAGTCCGCCCCGTGATCGGCTCAGACATCGGGCTTCTCCTTGCACTTGGCAGGCGTTGACCCGATGTAGCAGCCCTTGCACTTGCATCCGTCTACGCGGCACCGACGCGGCCCTGTCCCGCCGTACAGGCTTCCGGCGTGCTGCTCGCTCTCGTGGCCGCAGGACCGGCACGGAATGGCGCAGGAGCAGTCTTGGGGGTGCGGGATCTTGTACCCGTGCAGTCCAACCGGACTTGACGCGCAGTGCTTGTTCGTCTTGCGCCCGAACACGCCCCGGTCATCCCGGCGAACCTCCTCGTCGCACCAGGGGCAGCGGCTCTCGATCACCTTCCGGCCAGGTGATGGAGTCCGCCCCTCGGTCATGGGGTCTCCTTACGCGCTGACAGGCAATCGAGGCAGGTAACGCCGTCATCCCAGCCCTGGACGGAGGGCAGGAAATCACTGGTCACGGTGCACTCGGCGCGACGGCCAGCCCAGGTGTAGGCGTTGACCTTGTGGATGATCTCGGGTGAGAGAGTCCGCCCCGTGATCGCCTCAACTGCCGCAGGCAGGGTGACCTCGGCCCACTCCGTCGCGTCGTCGGCGTGCTGG